GGCTGGGAGGGGTTTTTCGCCCGCGACTTCGAGACCATGAACAGTGGGGCCAAGCAGGTCGCAGCGAGCCATGAAGTGATCAAGATGGCGTTGCTGCTCGCGCTCGTGGCCAAGGATCTGATTGACGCGGGCGCCGTGTTCTGCGTACCGGACAATACAAATGACGAGGCGCCGAAACAAGGAGAATCGACCAATGCCTGAGGCAATCCCCGAGTTCATTTCGAGAGTGCAGGCGTACTGCGATGCGGCGAATGTGCAAGCGCCGATGCCTTGGATTCCGATCGGCCTTGAGGGTGGCTGGGACGGAATCGGCGATGCAGATAAGCGAGGTTTATTCGCTAGGCGTTTGAGCGACGACACCCCAAGCGAGTTCGTCCTTGGCGCTAGCGCCGACCTCCCGCGGGCGCTGAAGGCACTGGAATTTCTCGACGAATACGTGGTTCCGTTTGTCCGCTTACCAAAGGATAAGCGTGACGAGTTTGCCCGCATCCTCAACGGCGAAGAGGTGGACGATGGCTAGACGAACATTCAACCGACCGATCGCACGCTCAGCCCGCGAGGACCGCACATACCTCGACGTCGTGTACGACTCGAAGTTGGAGATGCGGCGTGCCGCCGAACTCGAGGTGCTCAGGCGCGCCGGGCACATTCGAGCGTGGTACCGACAGGTTCCGGTGCAACTCGGACGCGACACGAGCACGCGCATCGACTTCCTGGTCATCGGACTGGAGTACAACTGGTTCGAAGAGCCCAAGGGCTTCGACACCCCCGCTTTTCGCAGCATCAAGGGCCTTTGGCTGAAATACGGGCCCACGAAGTTGCACATTTTCTACCCCAAGGGTAAATCGAACTGGAGAATTGAAGTCTTGGCCCGCGGATCAGAGGCCAGGGCATGACACAGGTCTTTGAAGGAGGATGACGCTATGGATCGGAATAAAGAGTTCAAGTGGTCCGGCGTAGGCATGGTCGCCTTGGTCTTGATCGGGCTGGGTTCGCTTATGTGTAACGGCTGCGGCTCCGGCCTCGGCTCGGTGTTCAGCGGTGAGGCGGGTTTCGGTAACTTCGTGAACGGCGCGGGGCTGTTTCTGCCTCGTCCGGTAGCGGGAGAGGACGGTCAAGATGGGATGGATGGTGCTGACGGTCTGGACGGTATCGACGGCGTGGCTGGTGTGGGTGGCGCTGAGGGTCCGGAGGGACCGCAGGGTAGCCCGGGAGTGGACGGCAGCGATGGAGCGCAAGGCGACAGAGGGTCGCCAGGCGATACTGGACCGCCGGGATCGTGCGGCTCGGGATGCGTCACGTTCTGCCACTACCACGAGACCATCGACGACCCCGGGGATCCGCACAACTCAATAACCGGGCCGGCGATTCCGTGCGGGCGCGGGCGATAGCGAAAGGACTGACTGATGCCACAGGTACAGATCGTTGACAAATCGGGGGCGGACCCGAAAAAGTGGAAGCTGGTTCCCATGATGGTCACGCCCGCGGCGCGTACGCTACTCAAGAAGCTAGCTGCGGAGCGCCATCGGAAGATGTACCAGCAGTTCGCGTGGATGATGGAGCAGTTCGCGGGCCTGGGCGACGTCGCCAACATGAGCGTGCCCGTACGCTTGGTCGAGAAGCTGACTCGCGTCGCCCAGGCGTTCAACCGCTCGCCGATGGACCAATTCGAGTGGATGATCGATCAGGAGCTGCGCAAGCGCGAGGATCTGATCCATCGCATCGAGCGAGGCAAGACGAACACCGCCGACCTGCCGCGTCTCGAGCTGGTGATTGGAGGGCCTGAAGATGAAGACCACCGCCAGGCAGCCGGACACGGAGCGTAAACGCGATGTCAAAAAACTGTGACGATTTCTTAGAGGGAGAAATGTTCCGGGCGGCAGTGGCCATACTGGCGATCCTGTGTTTGTGGGCTTGGCTCGCATAGCACATTGAGGCCCGGCAAGAAAGGAACACACGATGCGCGAGACGACCCTGTGGCCGAAGTTCCTGGCCAGAGACGAGCGGAGGCTGGCACTCGAGAAGCGGCGCCGGACACTGGCGTTGCTCGATCCGAAAGGCCGAATCTCGGAGGCTGAGCGGCTGGCGGAAGTGCTGGAGAACGACGGCGAAGTCAAGACCTGGCGTTGGATCCGCATGAGAGCGCAGGCGACCGACCGACGCCTTAGGCGCTGCCTCGTCTGGCTGTACGGCAACACGATCGGGAGGATTTGACATGCCGTTCCTGAGCAACAAGCACGTAGTGACACTGGAGACGGCGGAGCGCCCAGTGACGTTCGTGGACACGATCGCCAAGCTACTGGAGGAGGAACCCGACTTCTTCGCCGACGAATGGGTTAAGGCCAAGCACTTCAATTTCTTTTCGAGGATAATCCAAGTTCGGGCGACAGTCGTCACAGACGAAGCGGAAGTTCTCAAGTACGCGTCCACCGGCGAACTAGCCCGCTGGGCCGAGCACCGACAGCTCATGGCACTGTGGGGCATCTGGCAGCAGATCGGGTCGTTCCTCGGTAAGCACGAGAAGTTCATGCAGGAGCGAGCAACGTACGAGGCTGAGGCCCGCGGCGAATCCGAGCTGGTCGGCAAGGCACACGCGAAGGGCACGCAGGAACATTTCAACGAAGGAGCTCAGTGAGATGACAGAGCAAGGGCAAGACAAGGTGTATGTGCCGCCGGAAACCGAGGACTCACCATTCCTGAGTGATCTTCAAAGGGCGCATGGTATACAGCCTCAAAGCAATAACGGATTCGCGCAGATCGTCCACCTGATCGAAGCCGGATGCCTCCAGAAAGGCAACGGAGTGCGTACGATCGAGTTCACGCCCGACGCGGTCGAGAAGTTCGCGGAGCTGTATCTGTCCGATCCGGAGCCGAGGCACGAAGTTCTCCTCGACATCGATCCTCCGTCGGAGCCTGTCGCCCAGGAGCCGTGCCAAGCCGGCAACTGCACAAACCGGTCGCGCCACAAATGCCGTATTTGCGGACGACGGCTTTGCCGTCGGCACGCGGCCATCGACTCTGACCGCGGCGTTCAATACGCGTCCTGCCTCGGAGATTGCGGATCAGATTCGGCGATTGTGCCTAGCGACGCACTGCTCGACCCGGTTGCCAACCCGCCGGTGCCGGATCCAGTATTCCAGGAATGCGATGAAGATGGATGCGACTCCACTGCCCATGGGTTCTGTATGATGTGTGGAAAAACGCTATGCCGTGATCACACCGCCTACGGGGCTACGAACCTGTGCAGGCCGTGCTCAGGAACGTAATCCGCAGCCGCTAAGACTCCGTGAAGAGGTTTAAGGCGCTCTGACCGCACCTACCTGCGTTCGCTACGCTAACCGCCGGCTGGTACTGAGCTTCGCTGGGGCTCAGCCAGCCGGCGGGCTTCGCTCACTCCGACACGGTGCTAGGCGTGTTGCAGGCGCAGACCCGGCGTTTCACCGAGCCCGCTGGTCTCGACACTGGCGCTGAGGCCGTGAGACAAACGCCCGCGATCCACTGCCATCCTCCTCCAGGCGCCTCACGCGGTTCGACCCGGCGCCCCGATGCGTGTTACTCCGCGCCGCCATCCATTGCGGCACACATCGGTATTACAGACAGCCCTCGAACGAAGCCGGAGGGCGTGGCTCGCCGTGTCCCCTATGAAGGGGCACTACGCACGGTCGCGGCGCACTGAATTGTTATGCGAGATTCGCCCACCGCGGTGCCTCGGTCCATTTGCGGTGCTTTTCAAGTTCGTCGGGTGCATTGGCTTCCATCCAACACAAGTGGCACGACTCGGTTCCACGGTGGAAGCCGCAAATCGGGCGACCGCATTCGTTACATGGCCGAAGCGTCGACCTGCACGAATCGCAGTTGGGGTATCTACAGTCTTGCGCCGTATTCATCGCTCCACTCCTACGAGAAAAGGCGGCGCCGCGCTCGGTGGAAGTTAGCTCCCGAGCACGGAACACCCGCTTACGGCGCCGCGTTTATTCGGCGATTTCGTACGTTGCCTCGAAGATGTCCGGCTTGCATGGGTACAGCTCGCCCTTGACGCCCTGGATGATCCAGTCTCCGAGGCTGACCTGCATGATTCCCTCAAGCGTGGACACCGCGAGCATGGCTGGCGCCGCCTCGAACGGGAACACCCGCCCCGGCGCGCCATCGGGTAGATTCCACGCATCGTGCAGCCACTGCGGCCAGCCGACGTTGCTCGCGCGGTTTTTTGACGTCAACTGCCATGCTTCTACAACAATCGGCCTCTTGCGAAATTTCATTGGGGTTCCCTTCGTGAATTGAAAAAGGCGGCGGCTAGCTGTAGGTCGATCGCCAAACAGCGGGCAGCGGCACACAGTTTCCCGGCCTCTCTGCTTTTCGCCGCCAATCTTAGGAACAAAAAAGCCCGCGGGGTCTCGGCGAGGGTGGTTGTGCTCAGCGAACCAGGCACCGGCAAGTGTCTGACTTGTTGTCCAATCTCTATCGAGACCCGCGGGCAAATGAAAAACCCGAGGCGCGTGCCCTCGGGTCTATCGAGTCGTGCGGCGTTGAGTTGGTGAACCGTACCGCCACACGCGAGTTCTAATTGTATCGTACGGTTCACCATGCGGCAAATCATCCGCGCACCAGGCTCCGCTGTCAAGGCAATTTCTCGACCCATTTGATCGGCTTTCCGTGCAGCGTTGGGTTCTCGATCTCTTTGAGGAGGTCCGATAACGGGCGCAGCTTCGACTGCGGGCAGCTCCAGGTGTGCCAGCCGCCCAGATCGCGGATGTGCGAGCCCTCGCCGCGGGTCGCCATTTCAGTCCCGAATACGAATCCGGGGCTGGAGAAGCGGGTGGGTCCGTGCGGGTTCATGACCACGAACGGACGGTGCAGCTTCCATTTCTCGTTGGAGAAGACCTGGAGGTCTCCACCTCGCCCGTCGCCAATCATCGATCTATCCGCCGGCAGGCATCGCACCTCGATGAAGACGCCGCGGTCCTCCTTGTTGTTGAGGCGCTCGCCCTGGTCGTCGAACCGCGGATCCCGCCAGCCCAAGAGGCCCATGCACGCGATCTCCGCCGCCGCCTCCATGATCCTGGCCTCCCAGCCGTACGGCTCACGTAGATCGGTCTCGAGCCTCTGGATCCGCAGAAAGTTCCGGCGCGAGCCCACGCACGCCGCGGTCCACAGTTGCTCGGGGCTGAGTTCGATGATGGACTTGGTTTTCAAACGCCTTCGGTAGCCTCCTCAGTTGTTGCAGATTCTGCAACAGGTCGAGCCTCCGTGTCGAGCTTAGCGATAAGGTCTTCAATCTTGTAGGCTGCCAATGAAAGGGTATTGTCGTGGTCTGGCATGTCCAGATAACACCCCGTATTAGCCGCAACCTCTGCTGTTCTCATATCCCGAACTGCCTTCACCGCATCCACCAGTGCCTGTCGACGGACTTGGCGGGCGTAGGATTCGATCGCCTTCAGCTTGCGTCGCACACGCTGCCTTGGCGGCATCTTCGTAGAGTCGATGTGCAGCAAGGCTCGCTCTAGCTGTTCCGCCGTCTCAATCTGTCCGGGCATCGCGTTTCTCCTCTGCCACCAGCCGCCACTCATGCTCAGTCGGTTGCCGTTCGGCCATCCTCAACCTCCCTTTCTCAACCGTTGCAGAATCTGCAAGGGTTCACTTGCCGGACGCCAGGGCGGCGCGAAGACGACCCATCTTGCACAAGAACTCTTCTGGTTTATCGCCGGCAGTCTTAGAGGCTTCCTCGACCTCCCTCGCCGCCCGCTCGATAGCCTCAAGGCGGTCGATGTAATCCTGATCCTGGCCTTCGAATGCCTTCAGCCGGTCGACCTCGGCACGAAGTCGTACGTTGCGGAGAGACGACGACGTTATCAATGAATCAATAGCAGACCTAAGATTGCAGCGTTCGTACGGGCGTATAGTTTGGCTGTGGTCAAGATTCGCCTCGCGAAGCCCCGTGTTGACGAAGTCGGCGGCGCAGGCAATCTCTGACCGTAACGCATCCCGCTCTGCCCGGACGGCTGCGAGCTTGGTCGTTAGCTTCGCCCGCAGCTCTTCTGACACCTCCAACAGTGGTTGCCGCAGGTCTTCGTTGATTCCTTCACTCATCTCATCCGCCTTCCGTCGTTGGGTTTCATCATTCCTCCGTCCGGGCCGGGCTAGCATTGGCCAGTAATTCGGCAATCCTCTCATTCGTGACCCAGTGTTTCGTCTGTAGCTGGGTCTTCTTGCCCAACTCCTGGCGCATATACTCTCCAAGCAACTCCCGCGCGTGATGGTATCCACCGGCGTACGCGCGCCACACCTCGCCGAAGGCAGTATCAAGGGAAAGGCAGACGAACCCACGGGGGTCCGGCCACAGGACTCGGCAGTCCAGGTCTCGCAAGTAGATCCTCCATGGATCTGGTTCGACCACGGCATTTCCTGAATACGACATAACCTTCCTTATGGGGCGTCGGCCGTCTCCAACTCCCCAGAGGTCGTCCAAGCATGGGACGACTCGACGATCGATTTCAATTCGGCCTTGGCCTCCGCATCATAGATCAGGTGGCCGAACTGCTCCTGAAACCGCTTCAGCCGCTCCGTAGGTGTTCCCGCCCTGTTGAACACAAACGTATGAACTCTGCGAATCAAGTCCCTCAGTGCCGTAGGTACTCGCCGAACCCGGTGCCCGGTAGCGAGTAGTTGCTGTGCTTCGCGGTCAGTGCTCACAGGGATAGCGTCCGGGGTCTCGCACATGTACTGCTCGACGAAGTATTTCTGAACCTTCGGCCTGTCTACGCGGCAATACGACGTATCAAGAGCGCCTTCCGCCATGCTCGCATACAACGCCTCGTCATCGCCAGACTTGTCCCACAGCCGCGACGTCGCACACGATACGTCGAACGTCTTGGCGGTCATGCGGTCGCGGTCCAGTCGCAGATTCTTCGGCGAGAAGTTGTAGCCGTATGTCAACTCCTCGATCAGACACACGAACAGACCACCGACAAACACGCGACGCCGCAGATGCTCTTCAGTGAGGATGTAGTCTATCGCCAACCCGGGCGCGTAGTTCTCTGCAACCTCGTCAAACATGTGCTTCGGGAAACCGTCGATGTCAAAATAGACGCCGTCGGACGGGTCACCGGAAACGAACCTCTCCACGGTCAATACGTGTGCGCCGTATTCTTCTGACCGCTCAAGCTTCGCAACCCAGGTCTCCGCCCCGTTCCTGATCGTCACGTCCATCTGAAGCCGCAAGAGGACCAATATCGCGAGCTTGTAGCCCTCCCCGAACTCACCGATAGCACCCGCGTCCTCGGCCTTGTCTGTCTCACCGAGAAGTAGGGTTTTGGGCGTCAAGAATGCGTTCGTTGTTCCGATCGTAAGGCGTTCGATGTGCGGCGAGTAGGCGAAGACAACGCCTGACTGTGCATCGGCATGGTGTTGGTCTATTGCGTTTTGCAACAACTCGCGCACGGCTTGCCATGCCCCCCAGTGTGCCACGTATTTCGCCGACAGGCTCAGTATGTGCTTTGCAATCGATTCCTTTTCCACGTGCAAATCCTCCTTTCAATGCAACATAACGTTTATTATCGGCGGCACCTCAAACCGTGGCGACCGCGTGGAACTCGGGAACCGTCTCCCGATACACCGTGAAGCGTCCGACCCTGGCACCGCCTTCGAGCACGTAGATGTCATAGACCATCGGCCACGACGCTTCCCATCCGCCATGCGCATGATGCCAGTCCGCGGCGTCTACGGCGATTAGCTCCCCGCTGTGGTGGCGACTCTGAAACGCCACTGCATCATCAATGCCCTCGTCGTGCTCGACTCGCGCGTATTTGTACCAAATCAATTTATTCGCCATCACGTCCTCGGGGTTAGGGGCCTACTCCAATCCGCCGCCCGGTGGTGGCAGGGTAAACGGCGGATCAACCTCGAAGGCAAAGATACCGATTACGCTTTGTCGGCCGCCTTCGGTCTGGAACCGTATATACCAGACTCTCTTCACTTGTCCGGTTAGCGGGTTTACTTCGGACTGGCAGAAAAACCATTGAATGATGGCATTCAGGCCAGAGCAATACGGTTCAGCCGGGCCGTACGTCCCACAACCTAGAGGCGTATTGTACTTGCAGTCTCCGGAGAAATGATATCCGTTTTCGGGAATAGGCATCCCTGGAGCACCGATGTCGAAACAGTACAACCCCGCGACGTCCGTGCTGCACTCCAGTCCCGTGATATTCATCTGCACGTTATCAACCGGCTGGACCACCCAGTCGTCATGCAGTGTCACGACAATCTCGATGACGCCGCCGTCTGCCGTCAAGCCAATGTGGCCGAGTAGCTTCTCGTCGTACATCCACGGCCATAGGTCCACGAACCGCAAGCCAACGCCGTAGAAGTATACATCGTACAGTACGCCGTCGATTTCGTGAGTGATGATCAGCGGTGACACGATGATGTCCGTCGTGCAGAACGACTCGAAATTGATATGGCTACCGAGAAATTGGTACTCCACATCCGTCGCGTCCCACCACGGTGTCTTGTCACACGGATCAGGCAACGGCGTTGCGTTCGCTCCTGCCACCATCACAGCCAACAGCATGCACAGTTTCTTCAGCGTCGTTTCTTCCTTTCGTTTGACTCAAAACGTGACGCCCACGCGAGCGTCATTCATTCACGTACTCCGGGGCTAGTCGACTTTGATTGGCACGCCAAGCACGTCCCGCGCAGCCTGAAGCTCAGGGCAGTTGTCGCGGTAAATCGGCCACGCCACCTTGCCGTGGTAGCCGCGCACCACTTTGACTGTTGCGAGTAGTGCGACCTTCAGCCGCTCGACCTCGGCCTCGGCTTTGTGAACCTTTGGCCACCAATCGGTTGTTTCGAGTTCTTGATTTAGAAGCTCGATCTCGGCGGTGGCGGCTTCGATGATCGCGCCCTGGGCCTTAACGCAATCGTGAACGGTATCGTGTGGACAGTCGCCCGTTGAACACCCATCACAGCCGATGAACGATCGCATCCGCGCGATCTCGGCCTCCAACTCTTCGATCTTCTGAAACAGGGTTTCCGTTACCATCTCAACCGCCTTTCAATGCGACGTATCTAGCCTTTTCGGACGGTCGCCGCGTCGAGCCGCTTCTCCGTACTTCGGATTCGTTCCTCATCGTCGTGCGCTCCAAGGTAAGAAACATAAGATGCATGATCGGACCTACTCTTTCCGCCAGTCCTCGACAGCCTGCTCAAGTGTCGGGTGTCGTTGGCTCATCCCCCCCCTCCGCTTGCGCTTGTGGAACGCCAACTCAAGCACGCCCTTGCTTACGGCGCTCACGCTGACCCGAATGCAACGGTCATGCGCCAGAAACACCAGTCGTGTCATTTCATTGAAATCCCACGTCGCAAGCTCGTTTCTGAATCGCACGGAACAGAAGAGATCGCGGTCCCAGATGTTCGCCTTAGTGGTCGTAATCTTGACGATCTCGACGACATGGTGGGGGCCGTGCCACAATTCGGACAGTAAATCGAACGCCTCGTAGGCGATCGGGGACGGGTTGTCGAAGTAGTAGTCCAGGTAGTGCTTTCCTGTTTCAGTCGCTTCTGCCATCGTTCGTCACTCCAAAGTCCGGATAATTCGGCGCCACATATCTACTTTTATCGCTCGTTCCCGCTCAGCAGCTCCCATGCGCGTCGTACCACTGCTGGTACTTGTCCATTGCCAACGGCTCTAAGTCGGTCCACCCGATGGGCCACGCCATCAGATACTCCACCGCTCTTACCGGCGGGTACAGAAAGCCGTGATTCATCCTGAACCAGTCTCGCAAATTCTGTTGATGACCACGGGTGAAGGCGCTCATGCCCGACCCCTTGCCGTCGCACGCGGTCGGCGTTGGAATAAGCGAGCCCGAACCATCGATTCCGGCGGTGGAAGGCGCCAACCTCTGCTGCTGAAACACTTTCCCATCCGATTGCACGATACCCCGTTTCGGCCAACCCTCGGAGTACGCGGGCCACGTATCCTGTTTGAACAATGGCAGGCACGTTCTCCAAGAACGTGACTGCCGGTCGTACTTCGCGAACGATTCGCAAGGTCGCTGGCCACAGGTTTCTAGGGTCTGCACCGGCAAGACGTCGGCCCCCGCAACTGAACGGCTGGCACGGGAAGCCCGCAGTGACGACATCCACTTTTCCCCGCCAGGCGTATCCGTCAAACGTTCGCACGTCACCCCAAATCGGGAATGGATCGAGCACTCCGTCGTTCTGTCTTTGCATGAGCACTCGCCGGCAGTAGGGGTCGATCTCGACGGCGCAGACTGTTCGCCACCCGAGCAGCTTTGCCCCGAGAATTCCGCCACCAGCGCCTGCGAACAATGCCAGCTCATTCATCCAACGTCCCAATAATCGAGTAATTCATAATCGTCCTTTTCGGACGTTAGTCAGGCAGCCGCCGGTGTCCGCCCCACTCCGCGAAGCGATCCACGGCTGACGACGTCTCACGAAGAAAGTCCCCAGAGCAACCAAACCGTCTCGCCTGTTCGCAATAGTGACGCAACGTCTCCAGTGCAAGAACATCTTTGCCGCGCAGAACAAACACGGGTTCGTCCTCTCTGGGGAACTCCCCACGCTCTGTGGTAATCTTCCCGTACTTCAAATCCCTAGCCATGACTCGTCCTTTCCGTATGCACCCGTTCGCCTTCGCCACGTCATCCTCGCTTCCGTTCGACCTGTTGAGGGCGTCCGCCGTCCGATTGTCCGGATCGGTTTTCTGAAAAAGAGTAATCCCGAGCAGCGCAGGCATGAGCGGACATCCGCTTTTGTGTAGCCCCGCACCCTGGCGACACTCCGGGCAATCGTGCGACTGAAACCACTCGGCCAACGCACAAGCCGCCCAAATGACCAAGCGCTCTTGGCATATGATACAGCTACACATCGTGTCTTTGCTCTTCGCCACGTCAGCCTCCCACCGATTACTTCAGCTCATTCGACACGAACTGCCAGTCCCGTAGGTCGATATCACCGTCGCTGTCCCTGTCCATCACCTCGCCCCATTTCAATGCGGCAGGTGTCACCTCGACTGACCGGATCGATCTCCCAGACACGAGCGAAACAACCGTCCGTCCGCCTGGTCCGTTCTGGTAACGATGCCAGTGGGTGTACCTCTCCAACGCCTCGCAGTGTTCACGAACATGCCAACAGTCGCGACCGGGCCGCCACACCGAATCCGGTGCTGTACCGATGCAGGGGTACAGCTCGAGCAGGTGACACATTTCAATCACGCGCCAGCATTCTCGCCCCGGCGACCATACCGGCACGTCGCACACGTCGGCGCGAACGGAGCAGCAGACCAAGGATAGGGCTATGATCCGTGCCGCCTTCATCCGAGTTCTCCTTTAAGCCCGCACGACGCCGGCGCGACCAGATCAACTCCAGAGGGAGGCATTCTGACCGACGCCGCACGGGCACCTGGGAGGGGCTCCGGCGCTAACCGGAGCCGTCAAACGAACGTAACACTAGGCTCGGTGGGACTTGAACCCACGTTCGCGATCGCATCCGAGAGGCGGGGAGAGTGATAGCCGCCACCGAAAACTCTCGCTACCTCCTTAGCCGCACCCCCAAAGTGCGACTCGAGCCTACCTCATCGCTTGGTGAGGCGTTGAACAGGGCGGGGCAGGACTCGAACCTGCGACCCCCCGGTCTTGCGACAGCCGCTCACGCTAAACTGCCTCACCGGTGCCAGGTGCTCTACCAACTGAGCTACCCGCCCTTACGCCGCCGACCGACTAGGGTACGGCCGGCGGCTCTGTCGATAGTACAATCAGCGCATGGCCACTCCTTTCCGACAAGTTGAAAGGTTCGACTACCACGACGCGACGAAGTTGCCGCGCCCGAGGGTGCTATTTTTCTGCATCACGCAATTGTTCCGCCGCCTCTTCGAGCTTCTCTTGCAGATCGTCTCGCTCGGCGGTCATCGCCTCGAGTTCTTCTTGTAGCGCGTCAACGCGAGTTTCAATGTCTTTCCCTATCCCACCAAGCGCTCCGCACGCATCATCTATCACGCCGCGCCAGGCCGCCGTATCGTCTGGGTCGATCATCACGCAGCTCCCGCGGTCGAGGCACGAGACAGCGCCCCATCCAGCTCGCCCCACCGCCCCGGACCAAGCTTCATCACCTCGGGTTGCGACAGCATTCCGAGGCCGAACTGTTTGCGGATCGCCTCCTGTTGTCCGTGCGTCAGGTCGCGGTAGATGTCCACCATCTCCCGGAACCGCTCCAGCGTCATGACCTCTTCCGGGGCCTCCTCTTCCGGGGGATCAGTTGCCTTCTTCTTGGCCTTCGGCTCCGGTTTCGGCTTCTCGGGTGGCGCCTCCACGGGCTTCCTCCCTGCCGCTTGGGCTGCTGCGGCGCCCACCTTGCTGGCCTTGCTGGCGTTCTTGCCGTCCGAATCGTCTCCGTCGTCTCGAAGCGCCGGGAACGCCGTGTCGACACTGAGCGTGCCGTCCCGGATCGCATTGAACATGCCGCCCAGTTCAGCCAGGACTTCGAGCGTTATCTCCTCGACCGACGATTTATCGATGCCGGACAGCAATCGCTCTTCGAACACGCCCATTTTCTGGAAGCTGCCAAGCATGGAGGTTCGACGCTCGACCAGCGTAGTCGCGTCACCGATGGCCTTGCGCTTGCACGCCTCGTAGATGGGCGCCCACATGGGTTTCGGTACGACGCGGAACATGCCGTCGCGCATGGCGATTGAGGCCGCGGCGTTGCAGGTCGTGACGATCATGTCTTCGTTGTATCGCCGTCCGTCGCGGCCCGTGATCCGCCGCTGCTTCTCGACGGAAACCGCGAGGTTCGTCTCCAGGTCCCACACCGTAGACTGTGCCGTGACCGTAGTCGCGCCGACGTTCGTGATCCGCGTCTGCACCCGAAGGTTGCCCCATGAATGCGCGAGGATTTCCGCTAGGCGAATGCTTCCGCCCTCGATCTTCTTCCCGGCGCGGGGCAGTGCGTAGAGGCACGACTCGGCGGTGGCCACGTCCATGGTCGCGAGTTGCGTACACCTCTTGAGCGACTTAACCATGTCGCGCGGAAACTGCTTCGCCGTTCGCACCTGCATGTCCGTCTCGGCGGTCACGATCGACCGAATGGCGTCCTGGTCGACGATCTCGACTACTAATTGCGGTTCGTCGCTCACTATGTTTTCTCCTTTTAGAGTTTTTCCAGTTCCTTCCGTAGCACGGCGACGCTGTCGTGGATGCCGCTCGCGAAACACCGGCAAGGCATTCGCGTTGTCGCGTGCATCCCTTCCGCTTCCTTGTGGAGCCACCTCTCGCCTTCTTTTACTGGTACGGTTGTGCGGCTGAGTTCGCAAGCAATGCATGCCAGCTTTGCCGCCCCTTCCAGCACCTCGATCTGAAAGGCGAGGATTGACCGCAACACATTGGTGCCAAGCTGTGGGTCGTTAGCATGCTGGCCAGAGTGAATGATGTTGTTGAGTTCCCATAGGTATTTTTCCGCAGTAGTCATGGCTTCGCCTCCAGCTCCGGTTTCGGCTCCACGATCTCGCCCTTGGTGTACGGGTTCGCGTTCGTGTACTGCTTGACGAAACCCGGATGATCGGCATCCAGGCGAGCTTTGTCGAACTTCGTGCCCTTAATCGGCTTCAGCCAGTAACGACGCCCGTCCGGAAACTCCAGCGTGTCGCCGTCGCCCATGGCAGCCATCATCCGCGCCTTGAGTGCATCCTTCTCCGCCTTGCAGAATGCCTCTAATTGCTTGACCAGCTCGAATCGCGGCAGGATCTTCTCATCGACGCACTGCACGATCTTTCCCGGCTCTCGTATGACGCGCTGCAAGTCTTTGAGTGCAGGCGCCGTGCTGATCGTCCACGAGTCGTCCGGCTCACGGCGCGGCACGACGTACTCGTGCCAGAAGACATTCGACCGATCCATGAGCACCTGCGCCAACTGGTCGTCGCGTTCGACGTGGAACATGGCGAACTTCAGATGTCCCGACACCAAGCACGCCGGGACGTGGCATAGCTTCTTACCTGTGGCCAGCATGTGGCCATGGCCCTGTACGATGACGCGCGTCGGCATTTCGTCGGTACCCGGCTCGCCCCAGCCCCTGGCTGTCGCGCAGTTCAAGGCGCCCTTGCCCTCGACTGGGTTGCCGGACTCGTTCACGATGGCGTCGATGTTCACCCCGATGGGCGCGCCGTCGACTTTGCGGTACTGATTCTGCGTGATCGGCCCCAGCTCGTCGCGGCAATACTCCATGAGCGCCTTCTCGATGTAGTTGCCGGCCTTGAGGTAGCTGTGGTCCAGGTCTTCCATCGCCTGGACCTTGGACAGCCACACTGCGTACGCGTTGCCGAACAGCATTTCGTACAGGTCGCTCGAGCCGAGATGATTGACCCGGCGCTTGCGCTGCGATTCAGTGATCGGCATAGCTACGCCTCCTCTATGGTCGCTTCCTGTAGCGAATCGTCTGGCTGGTCGCGATTACATTCCGCGCATTGAACCGGGTAGCCGTGCTCTGCTTTGAAGTACGTCCCGCACGTGGAGCAGGAGCGCCCGGAAACCATGTCGTCAGAAATCTCGCCCATAGCAACACCTCCCAAGATGGTCCGCCCGGCCCGCCAGCCTGTGCGGCGTTGTGGCGACCGTCAGAAAAACGGGCGGGCGAACACTTCTTCGTGTTTACTTCTTGCAAAGGGCCGCCACATGAGGTAGTATACACCAGTGGCGGCTTGTTGCAAATGAATTCTGTGAACCTTTTTGGAGATCAAACTATGAGGGTGTCAATCAGGCTTCTCGCTGTCGTTCTGGTTCTCGTGGTCCTCTTGCCGTGCACCGGATGCGTGTTCGACAACCTGCTTGCGGTGGCGATGAACCCAGAGTTTGCCGGCGAGTGGGTCAACACGAGACTGGACCAGGTGGACGAGCGAGTGGACCAGGGGGAAGTTATCGGCGCACGGTGGCTCGTTATCGTCGACCAGATTCTCAGCCGAATCACCCCTGGCTAAAAACTCCAGTTGGTCGCGTTGCCTACCGTGGCCAAGTGTAGCTCCGGGCGTCACGTCTCAAGACGGCGTGGCGTCCATCTTTATTTTCGTTGGAGATAATGATGACGCAAACCATGACCAGCACGGGCGTTACCCTGCAGGTGACAAGCTGCTGTGTGTGTGGCACGGAGTTCGCGGTGCCTCTCGCCATGCTCAGGGCCAGACAAGAATCGGGGGGTGATCTGTACTGCCCCAGCGGCCACTGTCTCACATGGAACGAGACGGAAGTGAAGGAGCTGCGCCGCCAGCTCGCGGGCGAGCAGCAAAAGGTCAACATGGAACGTGAATATGTGCGTTGTGAGCGCCTACGACGCATGGCTGAACAAGAGCGCCACGAACATACGAAGCGTCGACTATCTGCCACGCAGGGCGTTGTCACCAAGACCAAGAAGCGGGTCGGCGGCGGGGCGTGCCCATGCTGTAATCGGTTCTTCCCGAAGCTGCGTAAGCACATGAAGTCGAAGCACCCCGAGTACGCTGCGGATGTCAGTCTTCCAGCGTAAGCTCGTCGCCGAAGTGCTCCATGGCCTGATAGAACGTGTTGCGGCTGCGAATGAATGACGTGGTCATGCGCAGCGGGTTGCTCTTCTGGTAGATGCGGCGCCCGGAGTCGCGCCAGTCCTGTCGGTGCTTGTCGAGTAGCGCCTTCTTTCCGGTGACGCCCTTCTGCTTCCACTTCTGGAGTAGTGCGCCCTCTTTGGAGATCGTACCGGACCGCAGGTTGCGTTTCTTGCGCGTCTCACCGCGATCGAAGTGGTCCATGGCGTCCACGACGTCGGACAGCGCCTCGTCTTGGATCTGTTCGCGCGTCGCGGTCTTCGGCGTGAACAGCATCATATCGAGAGCGATAGACCACAGCCGTGCAGAGCCCTCCAGCATGAGTCGTTGCTCGCGCTGCAACTCGGTTTCGTCCACTCGGTCGCTCGCTGCGATCTCCTGAAGCTCGCCCAGCTTGTCGTACATGCGGTCGACGATGCGCGGAGACGGTCCGGGGCGACGGTGTACGATGCGCCCGATGACCGCGGTGTTCGACCATTGCGGCTCCAGCAGGATCTCTTCGGAGCCCAGGCCCAGTAGTTCGAGCAGGTCTCTCGAGACTCCGCCGAACGTCCCCTTGATCGCGTTGTCCAGCTTCTTGGGAGACAGTCCCGTGAGTGCTCCCAGGTTGACGGAGAAGCGAGTCGTGTACTCGCTGTACTGTTCTTCCGTCGGCTTGCGGGCCAGGGCGTCGCTCACGATCGGACGGTCGGAGAAGAAGTTCTTATTCATGCCCCATTCCATGGGCACCAACGCGACAGTGGGCAACACCTGCTGGAGCGCCGACATCATAGCGCCATTGGGCGACTCGCCGAGCAGCGCCTGCGACGTGAAGTTCACCGGGGTCATGAATCCCAGCGTCTCACCGAACCAACGCTCCATGGTCTCCGGATCCTGCCGGTACGCGAGGTTCGCGAACCGCTCCGGGATGCTGGCGAACAACTGGCCGAACTCGAAGGCACGCGGGATGCGCAGAATCTCTTTCGTGAACGGGATCTCGACGTGCCAGTACAGCGACCGTTCGTCGTCGGTGAGCTGCTTGTACCATTCCTTGTCCCGGTTCGCCCACCACAGGGCCATGGTCGGGATCGTGAACGCCGAGATTCCTCGCATGTAAGCGCGCAGCCGTTGCTTGCGCGTGCCCGTGAACAGGCTGCGGGCGAACAGGCGGGCACCTTGGAGTGTCGCGTTGAAGAACGGCACGATCTGATTGATGGACCGCGACAAGTCCCCGGCGGCCGTGAAATCGACGGTCGCCCGCTTGCCGGCCAGGACGATTTTGACCATCTGGTCGAACGAGATCGGCGTACCCGGCTGCCAGCCGACGTCCTTGGCCACCTGAGTCATTTCCGCGACTCGAGCCGCCGTCTCGGGGAACTGGATCAGGTCGACGTAAGTCGACAGCACTTTTCCGGCAGCGTTCTTGGCTGTCCGAGGCCCGTGCTGGAGACTCCACAGGTCACGCGTCGAGAATCCCGCGATCTGACGGGTGAGCCGACGCGTGTCCGAAAGCTCCTGGCCGAGCCGCTGCATGGTGATCCGGGCGCCCAGGCTCTCGTACAGCTCCCGGACCGGTGCGGTCTTCGTCTTGAGCGGCAGTGCGCCTAGGAACCCGTCTTGCATGCCCGCCATCCAGCCGGTGAATAGTTGGAACGCGTTTCCGTGGGCCTGGCTGTTGATGAGCAGTGTCTGGACGTCTCGGAATGTGTTGGTCACCAAGCCGAATGAAGCACGGTACGCGGTGTTTCCGAGACGTGCCCACTTGGCCGGCTTCCCCGCCCAGCGCATGAACTTGCCGGTGCCGAGTAGATTCTCGGGGGAGACGCCGCGAATGGCGTCGTAGAGTGCCGGGTCGAACTCGTAGAACTGGATCTCATTGTTGCGGTAGACGGCGACCCGCGGCCGGCCGTCCGGATCGGTCCGCGGCTGGAGCGCGGGCGAGAAGAAGGCGACCATTTCCTCGAGCAGCGCCTGATCGCCGCCCTCCTGTACCGCTGTGATCGCCTCTTCGAGCTGCTCGGCGTCCGGGCTCTTGCTGGCGGTCCGACCCAGCTCGCTCTTGACGCGCTGCAGCAGGTTGTCCAGGTCGGTCCGGAAAGCGACGGCTTGGTGGCGTGGGATCCGCTCGACGAACGCACCGAGGCCGGGGATCGTGTTGGCCATGGAGATCAGGTGCTCGACGATGAGCGCCTGCTGGGCCGACTGCACCATCTTGACCGCGTTGTTCACCGTGGTTTCGAGCGGCGCCACGATCCGCCGACTGCTCCCGCGGAGGCTCTTGATGATGTCCGCGCCGTCGATCGAGCCCTGCGTGCGGTGGTACGCGCTCGTAATCGTGTCAAGTTCCCGGGCGAGCGGCATGTAGTGGCCCGGGTCGGCCTCTCGGATACGCTGGACCATGTGCGCCATGCTCGGCGACGCCTGGGCCAGATAGTCCAGAACCCCCTCGTTCCAGCGGTAGAAGATCGAGGCGGCTCGCTTGAAATCCCGTAGCTCCGGGTCTCTGTACTTGTTCTGAAGCTCCTGCATCAGCCCGTCGACCTGCGGCATGGTCACCCCAGCGTCGCGGCCCCCGGGGTGCCTCGGCGTGGGCCGGGACAGCGCCCTTGCCCGCTGTCCGTGCAGAAAGCTCACCCAGTCGGAGAGCATATCCTGGCCCTTGATGATCGTGTTGATTGTCTCCAGGGCCTCGATCCCTGTGCGCTGGCCAACTAGGTCAGTCATCCCTTTCTTGGCCCACGCCTCGACGATCCCCTGCGAGGAGCCACGGAACGTCGACGCGATATCGAACAGGTCGGTGCCGCGGAGCCGCTTGTCGACGCCGCCGGCTCGGACGTACGCGGTGTCCATGAACTGCTGGAGCGGGACCAGCGACTCGAACCACGTCCGCTTCATCCAGGGCAGCGCCTTGTACTTGAGATCGCGAGCCGCCTTCTTGGCTTTTTCGGCGAGCGAACTTGGATCCACTCTCGACCGCTCGATCTGCTGACTGGCGGTCATGGCCTGCCAGCGCTCGACTAGTTTCGTGGCCCGTTCGAGCGCTTTGCGGCCCTTGGGATGCTGGCCGAGCACCGTCGTATCGAAGTAGTCGTAGAAATTGGGGGCCAGGAGCTTGGCCTCGTCCCGGTTCTCGACCCAGAGCCGCACGAACTCCGCGAACCCCTCGCGCTGGTACCCCCCAGTGGGCACCTTCTCGCCGTACAGCGCCTTGCCGAGTGCGACCAGCTCAGACTTGGCGTTAGCGTCCTTGACTGACCGGAAAAATCTCCTGTTGCTCTTGTCGACGAACGAGTTACCCCAGACCAATGCCTCCAGGGCGTGGGCGACCTCATGGGCGGCGGTCGCGAAGTCGTCGGAGTTCCGAACGCGAGTCACCTCGTAGGGACTGATGAAGTATCCGAGCACCTGGCGGCTGAAGACGCCTTTCTTGATGCGCGATACCTGTTGCATCGAGCTGCTTCGGAACGCGAGCAGCACGTCCTCCAGGGCGTGGAATATGTCGGTTACAGACGTCGTACGCAGCTTTTTGTGGTTCTCTGGTACCGGACTCGGGTCGGGTCCGCCGATCGGATTGATCGTGCTTCCGGACGCACCACTGTATGGCGGGAGCAGCGATTGGTTGATCGAACCGGTAGTCGGAGGCGACTGGCTGGCCGGATCGTCGCCGTAGCCTTTCAGTGGCGCGTCGAACAGTCCAAGCTGGCCCGATTCTTGGTCGATCTTTCGCTGCCTGGCCCCGGCTTTGGACGCCTCAACATCCTCGCCGAACTTCAAATTTTCCTCGCCTAATTTTAACTGGCGCCCGGCAGTGCCCGCTTTCGACTCGCCCTCTTCCCGCTGGCCAAGCAGATCGGCCTCTGCCGGCGGAAGGCCCTTCGTCATTTCCTCGGTTACGGACTCCGGAACCTCGCTTTTGATGGCCTCAAGGGCGTTTCTGACGTTCTGAGCGTCTTCCGGGCGGCCCTGCTTCACTCGGGCGATCATGGCGCCCTCGTCCACGATCGTACCCAGCGACTTGGCCGCGGCCGTGATGGCCGCCGAGCTCTCGTTCGCCTTGTTGACGACCAGTGCCCGCTGGAACGCTTCGACCATTTGGGCCTGCTGCTGCTTCGTGAACCGAGGAGCCGGCGTGAACGGCACCTCGGCGGCCTCTGAGAGCCCCGGGTTCTGGGAGGCGCCAGCATCCACCCGATAGCCGCGATTGCCCAGAGGCGCCTCCTGTGACTCCGTGGGCAACCCTGAGACGGAATCTACGACCTCGTCCAGGTGCCGGAACGGGAAGGGTCCGCGTACGTTCTCGCCGTTGGCGTCCGACAGGTATGCCTCGTACCCCTCCTGGGTCTGGAATACGTCGAATCGCTGGCCCTCCGAGTCGCTGGTAAAGACCAGCGCCTCGTTCTGCGGTCCGAACTTGTGGCGGCTCGCCTGCTCCCTGTTGAATTCGGCGATCTTCCGCGCGATACCCAAATCGACGATTCCGGACACTTCCCGGTCGGTCTTCGCCGACTGGACGAAGCTGCCGGCGTCGTAGCTGATGACGAAATCCGGCCCCACCACCAGTTCCGGCTCACCCTCGCCGTCGACCAGTTCGATCCGATCGTCGGCGGCCGTGACGATGTACTCGATGCCGTTGAACTCGATCGAGTCGCCGACCTTGAGCTTTCCGCCCGTGATCTGCTCGTGCGCGCCGCTGTTGAGCACCTGCCAACTGAGCAGCGACGCCGCGTCCTTGGGCGTGTAGGTGCTGTACGGATTCGACTGATTGTCGTCGTAGTCGCGCCGCAACTGAGCTAGGGCTCGATTGATCTGGGCCGCGCCCGCCTTTGAGCCTTTGTCGGCGACCTCGCGTACGGCCTGAAACTCCAGAGTGTTGACGATGAACTCGTTCAGGCCTACTCCTGGCAGGATGACGTCCAGGTAGGGCTGCAACTCGTCGGCCAGGATGTTGATCCGTCCACGATTCTCGGCCGACAGATCGCCCACCCAGCGGACCTGGTTTCTGAGGTTCTTGGGCAGATTCTCGCGGAGCGACTCGACCTCGCCATTGCCCTCCAGCGTGTACGGGGGCAGAAACTCGTTGTGTGCGATCGGCGTCAGGTCTTCCAGGGCCTCGATCGTCCCGTCATCGAACGTATCGACCATCGACCGCAGCTCGCCGCTGGCCGATCGGTCCTGGATCATGGCGACGAGTGCGTTTCGAAGCTCGGCCGCGCCACGCTTCGGCCCCTCCCTCGTTCGCCGGTCCGGTCGGACCTGCTCTCGGGAGACCTTGATCTGCTGACGGCTCTTCGGCCCGCCGATTTGGACCTGAAACCCGTCCTCCTCGACCGCCACTATGGTGCCCTTGACTGTCCGAGACTTAGCCGGGTCCGGGCGGACGTGGACGCGTACGCCCTCTTGGAGCGACTCGACGCCCTGTTCTCGGTCCTTCCGCTCGGCCTCCTGCTCTCGCCTGACGGTTTCGGGGATGTGCTTGCCGAGCTTGACCTGGGCCGCGTAGGTCTGCGCCGCCTCGGGATCGTACTGAGCCCAGATTTCGAATGCCTCTTGTGCCCGCTCGTTCAGCCCTGTAGCGATGTATCCGTTGACCGCATGCCTGAATCGCTTGTTCCCGTCCTCTGTGAAGTTCGGGTTGCCCGTCTCGTAGTGGGCGACCGCCGAGGCGAGCGACAGGTTCGGATAGTCCATGTGCTGGCCGTCAGAGTCGAACCAAAACGCCGCTGCGAACTTCTCATCGTTCTGATCGACGCCCTGTAGGCCCTTGGCGATGACTCTCGGCCGCGACGTGTTGAGGGCCTGTTGTGACCGATTAAGCCCCGCCGACGGGGCTGGTGCGCGCTCGGCCTCAATCTTGGACAGCGACAACAGCCGTCGCAGGTCTTTGATGTACTGCTTGCGTGGGTCGTTATCGAACATCCGGGCGCCCGACGTGTACACCGCGGGCCCGAAGACTTCGCGCAGGCTTTCTTCTAGCGCCCGCACCCGATTGGTCGCCGACAGGCTCGGATTCGATTCGATCTCCTCCAGCCCAGCCAGCGTATCCTCCAGTAGCGTGCGCTGTGCGTTGGATTTCGGGTTGTAGCCGGAGTAGCCTAACTTGTCGGCCTTGTTCAGTGCCGGACCGCGCTGATTTTTGAGGATTCCGACGTGCTGCTCGACGATGTTGGCCATCCGCTGCCGGTCCATCGGGGTGATCGGATCGTTGTCGCCGGCCTTGCCGCTCTGGTGTGCGGCGGTGTGCGACTCCGGAACGAAGCGGTAGAGATTCCTGCGGCTCGGGTTCCGCATGAACTCCATAGCCTCGACCATCCGGCCTTTCATCGCGTGCATGACGATCGGAGATGACGTCAGTGCGGCGCGCATGGGCGAATTGCCGCCGAGCGCCACGTCGGCAAGCGACCCCGCTCCGCCCTCCTTGGCTTGGAGCAGGGCCGTGGCGTCCTTTTGGTTCACGGCGTACGCCATACCGAGCGGAACACCTTGGAACAACGCGAACGAGACGCCCATTTGCAGCGCCTCTTTGAACGTCGGGTAGTGAGGATACAGCTCGAGCCGGTCGTCGCTCATCCACATGGCCATTTGTTTGAGCGCTGGCGCGATAAACTCCTCGGCGATCTCCGGAACCGGGCCGTTGAACAGGATCATGTTGCGCGAGAAGTCCGCGAAGCTCATGCGGGTGCGCAGCTGCTTCTTAGTCGCCTCCTCGACGCCTCGGGCGACGGCTCCGGTTCGGGCGCCGGCCTTGCCGAGCGCCGGAACCTTCTTCGCAAGCCAGCCGATCGCTGGTTTCGAGAGTCCGCGCAGCATGAACGCCAGTGGGCGGCCGGTGTTCTCGGAGAATATCTCCAAGACCTGGCCGACGTAGTGATTGCGAAACGCCTCGTCGAATCCGACACCCGACCGAGTTGAGACCAGTTGAAACGCCCCACTCTCCTTGTCGAACCGGCCATGTACGGTCGGCAGCGAATCCTGCACTGCGCCTGCCGTGATATTAGGGATCCACACGGATGAACTGCCGACGACCCCGACGCCAATCGAGTCCGCGAGCCATGTCGCGACCTTGGCTCCGACCGAACGAGCCCTCTTGCGTGCCATTGTTTTCGCGGTGTTTTTCGAGACCTGGCCGAGCAGCATCTTCGCCGTCAACTCGCCCTGCCGCTTGGCGATCGCCTTGGCGAAAGCCTTTTTAGCGGCAACCTTTCCGCCTTTGAGGAGGGCCTGCTTTCCTGCCTGATACAGCCCCATGCTCGCGCCGATCTCGATCGCGTAGGCCGGCAGCTCGCTCGTTAAATCGGCGATCGCCCCCGGCCATGTTCGTCCGCGAATGTCGGCGATCATTTCGTCCTGCATCGCGACGATCACAGAGAGGTCCGCGCCATTCTCTTCGCCGGCCAGGATTCGACTGTTGGCCTCGAGCATGTCGAACATGGATCCGAACGCCATCGCGTCGCGGAGGAACGGGAACACCTCTAGTTTGGCGGTCTTGTTCGTCAGAACCTCGACGACTCCTCGCTCGCCGGGAAGTTTCTCTGGGGCAGGCGCATCGATCCCCTGCGCTGATAGTCCGGCCTCGTCGTATAGTTCTTGGAGGGCAGCGTGCCGATCTTCTGGTCGACCGGAGATGAATTCGGGATCCTGCGCGGCCATCATCCAGAGCGAGTTTTCGGTGATGCGGCGACGCAGTGCCCGCACGTCCGGATCCCCTGGTCGCTTGCCTGGAGCACCGAGGGCAAACTCGAGAGGGTCATCTTGTTTCGGAAACTCCGTTTTGGATGTCGCCTGGTAGTCCCACCAGTTCGTAATCGGACGCGACTCCAGCTTGTCGAGGGTCTCGCGCACGTTGGGGTCAAGCTGGGAGAACGGACTGAACGCCGCGGCCAGTGCGCCGCCGACGCCGCCACCCTTATCGAGCCGCTGCTGCGCGTCGAAGCGCTGAGCCATGGCGTCGAGTGAGGTTTCGACATCGGGCAGGAGTTCGTCCGTGAGCGGCGGCGGTGTGGCGAATCGCGTCATGGGGCAACCGCCGCTTCTCGGGCCGACCTCTGCCGCTGTTCGCCTTGGGCCTGGGCCCGTTGCACCACAGCGAAGAGCCGTCGGATGCGGAACGAGTCTTGTTCGTTGAGGTCGCTCACGTTACCGCCGGCAGCTTCGATTTCACTCACGATCCTGTTGAGCGCCGTGGCCGCCGCGTTCGGATTAGACTGGGGATTGGCTTCAAATCGCTGGAACACTGTATCCAATATTCGCTGCTGGTCCTGATTGAGCTTGCCTGTGCGCCCTGTAGCGGCCCCGATGCTGTCCGGCGAGCCATCTGGTACCGCGGGTGCGGGCGGAGCCGGTGCGGACGGCGCAACAGGGTCGTTCCTACGCTTCATGAAATTCGGATCGCGGAACGTGTCGATGTACTTCTGGTGTAGTCGGTCAGGCAGGTCGTCCGGGAAGACTTCCCGGCGAATTCGAGCGAGTTCGCTCACTCGTTCCTCTTGGCCAAGAGACTCGTCTAGCAGTGATTTCTCGAAATCGGAGCGAATCTTGATCAACGCCGTCTGATCGTCCATCCAGTCTTTGAACGCCGGGATGTTCCCCGGCAGGCTTCCGTCTCGCATGAGCGGGATACCCTCGCGCGAGTATCGGTCGGCCTCGAACTGTTCGTTCGTGCCCTGGCGTAGCGGCTTGCCCTGGGTGACGCCGATCTTAGTGCCGTCCGGCATTGTGATGGATGACGGAAACAGCCCTGTCGACGTATCGAAGTTCTTGACCACGTCGTCCATGATCTGAGTGACCGCACTACGCCCGTCTTGCTTGGGGCCGGACGGCGTGATGGCCCGCGTCTCCTCAAGCAAGCTCTGTAGAAAACGACCCTTCGGAACGTTCGGAAGCGGCCCGTTGAATACCTCGCCGGCTCCGATCACGTTGCGGGTGATGTCTCGGATTTGCTCCCCGCTGAAGCCGTTGGCGGCCGTCGCACTCTTACCGAGCTGCTGCATGTGCATTAACAGCTCTTCATTGCTCCGGCCTGTGGTCACTGAACCCGCGTCGTGCGCCAGCTTCGCGAGCTTCCCGGGTTCACCGGCGAACGCCAGCGCCCGTCCGCTGGTCGCAGTTGCTTGGCGACGACGCTTGTTGATACCGGCCGACATGTCCCTGGCGAACTGCTCTGGGTCGTCAGCCATTCTGCGGCGGTAGATGCCCATCAGGTTGTCGAGTTCCGCGCCCTGGCTCTTGCTGATCTTTCCGTTCGTCTCGAGTACTTCGCGCTGCATTTCGGCCAAATCGAAGGCGCGGTCGAAGACCTGCTTCGGCGATCCGCCCATCTGCGCGAGGAGCTCCATGACCTCTGTGGGCGACTCCGTGTTCGCAATCCCGGTCAGAAAGTCCTCGAATTTGGCGGATTCCTCTTCGGTAAGGGATTTTCCCTTCTTGCTGGCGCTCTTGATGTCCGCGAACGTCACCTCGGACGCCAGGTTGACGATATTGCCGAGCGCCTTTTGCTGGATCTCAGGGCCGAGATCGCCCCGCGCCGCCGCGGCCTCGAACGCGGACAGCCTCTCCTCCGGCTTCATGTCTTTCGTTGCCTCGGCGAGACTCCTGACGTTGTCGGTTACGACTTTTTCCTGCTCCATTTGGGCTGCGACCTGCGCGATCGAGCCAATGGCGCCCCCGACGGTGTTCAAAGTCTGCGCGTTCTGCCCGCTGGTTTTGATGAACGCGCCGCCGACCCCACCTACAGCACCGCCGATGGCGGCCCCGGCCGCGATCGAAAGCCCGCCCGTAGGGATGGCGAGTATAGCTCCGAGTGCGGTTCCGACGCCCGAGCCGAGGCCAGCCATATTGCCTTCGTTGGCCTCCTCTGCCTTCTTCTCGGCGTCCTCGCGACGCTTCTTCTCCTGCCTGCCGAGCACAAAGCCCGTAATCGTGGCCAGCACCGGGTCTTGATCGAATCGCTTGACGATTGGCATTTATCGGCTCCCGGTTAGTTGTTGCCCGCGCCACGTCCGATGTTGAAAGCTTGAATGGGGTCAGGCGGCGGCGTCTGGACGATGCTGTTGACGACGAAATTGAGTTCGTCGGCGGAAAAGCCAGCAAGAAGATCGGCCCTGTTCGCGGAGAGGTCGCCAATGAGCTGGGCGAATCCCAGGTCGAACCCGCTCTGAAGCTCTATGCCAGCGAATCCGAGCCTTTCGATTGCTGACGTACGCTGGCCCTCGACCTCCAGTCGCTCGCCGCGCAGTCGCTCTTCGAGTCGTCCGATTTGGCCCGAGCGCTCCCTGGAGATCCCCTGCGAGACAGTCGGAAGGATGCTTGCCCCGGAGAGTCCGCGTGCCGCCAAGTCGCCTCGCGCAGTGCTTCGCGCCTGCGTCGCCTGCTCCTCGATGTCCAGCCGCTCCTGGTCTCCGCCCTCCGAGATGATCTGATTGAGCACGTCGAAGCCGCCCAGTGTTTCACGCCGAGTGTCCGCAAAGCTGGCAAATGCCGTTTCGCGCGCTTCGGAGAATAGCCGCGTTTGCTCTGCCGCGCCCGCCTCGAATGTTCCACCAACTTCGACCCGTTGATCTGCTAGGATGCCGCGCGCCTCGGCCTCACGGGCGTCCGCCTCGGCCTTGAATTCCTCTTGCAGCTCCCTCGCCTCGTCGGCTTGGAAAAAGGCGAGCACCAAGCCGAGTAGCGACGACCCTGAGACCAGATTTCCTAGCTTGAGGACGTCTTTGAGCCCTTGGAATGCTTGTCCGGCTGGCATCGTTCTATCCTTTCACGCTCGCTCTACGTGGAATCCAAGTATAGACAGTTTCGGGGCCGGGGTCACCGGAGTAACCGTGGCAGCCACATGGTACGCCCACGCCGCGATAAACGGCCCTGATGACGTCAGAACGGACCGAAGGAAGGTCTTCGACACGACCTGGAGGTCGAACCCCTCGAGCGGTGCCACGGCGTCGATCTGGGTCGCAACGATGCGGGCCCCCTCGGTCACATCGAACAGGCAGACGCCGATCCAGTATTCGTCCGGATCAGACGGCTCTATGTTCCTCAGCGTCGCCTGGATCTTCAGGCTTGTCGAGCCCCAACTCGTGAGCACGGACTTCGATACCCGATCACCTTGGGCCGGGAAGTAAAACCAGCCGGGGCTGGATGAGGGCGGCACCTCGCCCGCGATCCCCCCGAAGCTCGGGTAGGAGGCCGGGTGGGCGGGAAAGCCCATCGGCGAACTGTTGCGAACAGTAGATATCGTGATTGCCATGGCTTACCACACTACAAATGTGTCATTGTTGGCAGGGGCGAACGGGAAAGCGACCTGCATCGTGAACTGGGCGATCCCGCCGACCGTCGTGTAGGCAGAGATCACGCGCGACTCCTTGGCGTTGGCGCCGGTCCTGAACGCCAGTGCCCGACCGATCAGGTAGTCGGCGTGGGCCACCACGATATCGTCAGCCTGGAACACCGTCGTAGTCGGCGTGTGGCCGTTGGTCACCGTGTCGACAGTCCCAGTCTCGATGGTCTCACCGGACGCCTCCAGGTTGTCTGCAACCGTGGCGTCGCCATTGATCGAGGCAATGTCGACAGTCGGGTTCGTTTCGACCAGCGGGAAGTAGCAGCCGTGAATCAGCATGCCCGTCGCCGTACCGCCGATCACTACGCCGTCGACACCCGTAGCAAACGCCGCGTCCGGAACGTCGAAACGGTAGTAGCCGTCGTCGATATGCTCGATGCCGCCGTCGCTGTGGGCGTCGGTAAGTGCCGCGAGCGCCACCAACGGCGTGATCGAACTCTTGAGCCCGCCCTCGCGCCGATACCACAGCGCCAGCCCGGTCGTCGTGTGCTCGACCGCCTCTTCGGGCAGGAACGTGGTCGAGTCAACGATCCGGATTACGGCCGAGACGTTCACACTGTCTTTGACTACTGTCCGCTGTTGGAACATGGCTGATTCCCTTTAGAGGTCGACTTCCTCAAAAACCGACACCGAACTGATTGTACCGCCGAAGGTGAGGTCTGTACCGCGAAGGTTTCGGTCCCTGAATCGCAGGGCGAGCCCGTCCTTCAGCAACGGAGCGTCGCCGCCGACCGACAGGGTGGCCGTATCGTTCCCCATCGCTACGATTTGTACGGCCCGGCACTTTGCGTTCAATGTGTGCGTTCCAGCGCCCGTGATCTTGGTCATCACGATCGTTGCGGGGACGACCGCCTGCGAACCTGCCGCCGCGACCTCGTAGGCGCCAATGTCTCCCCCATCCTTCGTTCTTGCGGTCTGGTCCGGGTCGAGCGGCGCGCTGGGCATCGACGTCATTCTGGTGGCCAGCGACGGATCGCCCGTATCGTTGCACACCGAATCGGTTGTGATCGTGAAATCGAAGGTCGTCGCAGAGCTGCCGGTGTAATCGGTGAACGGGTTGGCCACGCCGTCTTCGGAGTTGGCGCCGTGCCCGCCAGCCGTGAACTTGGTATACCCGCCGCATCGCGAGTAGTCCCAGTCGAGAATGCTCGCACCGCCGTCCGACAGTTCAGCTCCGGCCCCGACCCGATCGGTCCAGAAGCAGTTGTTGCCACCCTTTGCGCTCGTGATGTCACCGGTGCCGTTCGGCGACGTGATTTTCAGAACGACCGGAGACTGCACGCCCCCGAGGTCTCCGGCGGTACACCAATAGATTTCCAGGTCGCACGTTGACCTCGGCGATCCACCACCAGTATCCTTCCCGACGTCGATGAAGATGAGCGGCATAGTGCCGCCGGCCCAGCCGTCCGTGACGTAGCCGCGGGCGCCTCGAATAACCAGCCCGGTGGTTGCCGAAACCTCTGCGTTGGCGCCCACGTAGATGCCCTGCGTGTAGTCCCACATCAGGCAGTTGTCGAGAATGCAATTCGTCGACCCGGTGACAACGTACGCATCACCATGACCCTCGGAGCCGACACGGGTCCGCGCCACATCACCAGCCTCGCAGCGAACACAGGTCACATCTACGGCGTCGTGCAACACGAACCCGTCTCCGTCTATGTCGGTGATCACGCAGTCGGTGATCGAGAGGTTCTGCAGCGAAGAGCCGCCGATTCCGCCGACGCAGCGTACGCACTGCGTGAGAGTCACGTCGCTGATCTCGGAAGCGGCGTCAGTCGTATTGATCTCGATGTGCGTGCCGTTCGCCAAGCGGAAATTACTGCAAGCGCTGTTCTTGAGCTTGGTCTCCGCCTTGTTGCCAAGCGCGAGCCCGGCACAATCGTCGAAGTCGATCCCGTCTATCGTAATGAACGAGCGAGCGGCCAGATTGATGCCGAGTTCGGACGTCGTGTAGAGCTTGCACGTCTGGGTCGACGCCAACGAGAAGTCTCCGGCGATGAGAACCTCGGTATCGCTGTTCACCGTCTTGATGATGGTCGCATTGTCTTCGGCCGGGAAGTAGAGAGACTGGTTTGCCGTACCCGTGAAGCCGCCACCGACCGCGGTGATCGTCGTTCGATCCGTGCCGCTGTCGTAGGCGCCAACGGTAGTCACCGCAATGGTGGCGTTGTGCTGCGGGCTCACGATCGGGTTGGCCCCTGTCCCGTAGGCCCCAAACGTGATGGCCTCTGATGTCTGAGTCGGCGACGGACCGCCGGCCATCGTGAGCTGCTCGCCGGCCCAGGTGTCGCCCTTGTTGAGAAGGATCGAACCGCCCACAGTAACAACGCCCGGCCCGGCCGCGAGCGTCAGCTTGGGCGCACCACTAGAAAGCCCGTCGTTCACGTCGCTGCCCGCCTTGGAAATAAAGCAATCGGCCATGTCAATTTCCTCGCCACGCTGCAATGAGCGCCGGAATCACGGAAGAGATCACGATGCAAATCAGCGTGCCTGCGACCATGGCGTAGGACTTGGCCGCCGCACCCTGTTTCTCCAGTTTTCCGATCCGACCCCCGTGCTCTTTGACTTTCATTTCTATTCTCGAATTTACGCCGTCTTGCGCATGCGCCCTCTCTGTAGACGAGGCATCATGTGCAATCGCCCAACCCGGCAGGTTCTCTGCCGGCGAGATCGTGCCGTTTGACATAGGTACTGCTCCGCTCCCGATAGTAACTACCGGCCCGCCGAGGCCAGTTTGTATTAACTGCTGTCACCCTGCATACATGGTCCTCAAATCAGAGAACGACTCTCCTAACGAAACGCGGCGCGACGTGGCCGCCTCCGCAAGCTCAATCACGCATATCGTCGCGTGCTCAATGCCGTTGGCCCCCGGTGTACCTCCATTGCGTTTGATGTCCATTGTCCAGGTGTTCGCGTCAGACGCACCAGCCAGCAAGTCCTCCAGCCGGAACATCCGTAGCGCGTAGTCGTCTCGACCGATGCTGTTGCGTGGAAATACGATCGATTCTAGTAGGGTCGTTGGGCTGCTGATGCCCTTAACGATTTGACCCGCATTGGTTATGCCCGATCCACTTGACCCGTCAATATGAGCGTCAGCAAATACTAGGTGATTGCCTGCGTTTGCGAGCGTCGGAGCACCTGTCAATTTTGTGACGTAGGACGTAGAAGTAGTTGTCTGTCGGGCCCGGTTCGTATTCTCAAAGTAGTAGAAGTTCTTGAACGTGTCGAGGCGCAGGATCGTCAGTCGCGCCCGCTTGATAGATGCGGTCGTCACACCGCCTTGACTGCGGAATTCGATAGCAAACGTGTGAGAAGCCGCCGTAAGCTGGCCCGCTGTCTCGCCGCTGATGAATCCCACCACGCATGACCATGGCACCCACTCGGACGCACTTGCAGGCTGGTGCCGCATCGTGTTGAAAATCGTGCCCGAGTCGAAGTTCAGTCGACACTCAATGTCTGTCGACGTGCTTGCGTGGTTGAGTAACGCCTCTCCGATAACGAGATAGTCGCCTGCCGTAGCTGGCGTGAATGTCCGTGTAGCCTTCACCTGGAACGTCGCCGACGTCGTCGTGCTGGTGCCGAGGGAATTGGTCTCTTGGTCAACCGTACCGACGTCAAGTAGCTCAAGGCTCAGCGTATGGCTGTGCTTCGCCTTAGCACCTCCCGATGAGCCAACGATAAAATGACTCAGCTTCTCGCTTGCTGCTGGCGATGCGCCGAAAATGTCCCGCTGACAAGCTGCCATTAGCCGGTAGTCGAGGTTATCGAAGACGTTGCCGCCGTCGCTAAAGGGCACGTCGTCGATCGCACCAAACGGGTCGGCGGTAGCCCCGCCATTCAGAGACGCGACACCGCACACCCAGTTTATCACGCTCTCATTGGCAGGTGGCGTAAACGTGTGGTTCGCACCCTCAAGCGCAACGCCGCTTGCCCAAGCCTGCTCGGTGAGATCGGTGTCTGAAGCTGCAAGGCGGGTGGCCATTAGTCGATCGTTGCCTCCCAGGCGACCCACGCCTTCGTCGGGCCAGAAGCAACCGCGACGACTACACCCACGAGCCACTGATCCGCCGCAACGGCTCCGGAGGCCGCAAAAGAAGTCGTGGCCTCGCCCGTAGCGTCGATCAGTAGATCGGGATCTTCCGCAGTACCGCTGTCGATGACATCCGTTCCCGTTACGTCTGGAGTCGTCTTGGCTCGACGTTCAATGTTGAACGTCATCGTGCCAGTGTCCGTCACGCCGTGAACCTCTACCATCGTAGCGGCGTAGGGCAGGAAATGTAACGGGAACTCCAGGCCGGCCACCGGGTTTTCGAGATACCAAATCTTCGAAATCGTCCGAAGCTCATCGCCGGTCACGTCGGTCAGATCGGCCAACGCCGTCCCGTGCGGATTGGCGCCGTCGTCGAGGTTCAGCGCGCTATGGTCCGTTACTGCTGAAGCCGCGAACATAGTTTCGAACACGCTCTCGATGCTCGTCGCAGTGCCCGCGGACTTTTGAAAAACGATCCGCCCGATGAGCTTCCCGTGTGCTACGAGACGGGGCGGCAAGGTGGCCGGCGCCCCTTCGGCTTCCGCCGATGCAAGATTCGAATGCTCGGCCTGCGGATAGAGCATGACCATTTCGTCATCCAGCTCGATGTAGAACCACAGGCTTGCGTAACGATTGTTCGTCATCGTCTGAAGCGTGCCGCTGTTGTCGTCCCATTCCGTGTTCGGCCACTGACTTTGAGCAGCGACAAGAGTCCATCCACCCGCCCCGTCCCGGTAGTAGGCGTCGAAGGTGTCGGAGCCACTCGTGTCTATGGCAGCGATCGGGAATACATTCAGCTTTTCCCAGATCGATCCGGCTGACATGGTAACGTTTCGGGTTCCAGTCTCACCTATGATAAGACCACCCTGACGTCTGTCGCGAGCCAGAGGCAGTGTTGCGTATAAGCGCAGAATCATCATAGCCGCATGATCGCCGACCGCGTGCTCTTCTCGTTGAATGTGCATGGCTCCGCCGGCTTCGTTAACCACGGTGGCCAGCACAAAGTCGGTGAAGAAGTCGAAATCCGAATGGTTCGACTTGACCGCGAATCTTGGGCTGCCAGCGTTGTATTCGATGCCGATGAAACGGGTCGTTCCCGAAGGAACACTCAGTCCAGTCTCGGCTGCCCAATCAAAGAACAGTAGCTCACTGGTGGCCGTGGCCGCGGAACGTATTGCGCCTGCCCCGGCGCTGCCGTCCACGGTGTCACTTCCGCCGTCGGTGATCGTGCCACCAGATATCCAGCCGGCGCTATGGAACACGTCCTGGAGGTGCTGGACCGTCGAGAACGTGGGATCGTCGATGCGGGCCAAGACTACTTCGGAGCCTTCAATCGTCCTCTCTATGACGGTCCGACCATCGCCGGTAAAGCGCGGATATTTACCGGACGTGATGTTGCCGCTGTCGATCACGACCGCCTTGTCGATCGCGTCCTGCTGCGGGGAGCCGATCAGACTCACGGAATGCGTACCGACGCCGATCGGCTCCTCGTTGCTTCCGAACTGCTCTTGAAACAGCAGTGCGACCTGCTGGAACGTCCTTCGGCATTCGGCGAACGACGTCACCCCGACGTGCAGTTCTCGGGGCTCAGCCATTAGAGTCGCCGCCTTCCGCCCCGCTTAACGCGGATGAGCAAGTGCTCCAGCGACCAGGCCGCAGCGTTGTTGCTCGACAGCTTCACGAAGGCGGCCATGCCCCGTGCCCGCGGTCGAAACCGAGGGTTGTTGCCGGCCGTGAACTGTCCGGTGGCAATCGCCGGGGCCGTGAACGCCGTTTCCGCCCAGTCTCCGACGTGCAGCGACCAGTCGACCGGCCCGGAACTGAGCGGCAGTACGGCGCCCAACTCGGTGATGACGCCCTCCATGTCTCCGTCGGGTGAGATGTTTAGCGGGCCGATCCATACGTGCTGATCGAAATCAGCGCCGGTGTCCGAACCGGACGGCGCGTCGCGCCGGAAGCGCCTCAAGAACCCGTCCCGAGAGCCGAGAATGACGTCGGAGTCCTCGGCCTTGAACGCTCGATAGCGGTGCGTCATGGTCGGTTGGAATTCGCTGTTACCCAGCCGTGCCGGCCAGAGGGATTCGGTATTCAGGTCCACGGCCCACACGGACGACGTCGCTCCGGACAGCGACTTGATGAACAGGTGGAACACGCTGTCGCGATTGTCGTAGACCAGCGCCACCTCGCTCTTGGCTGAGTCGAACTCGATCAGCTCGCGCGGGAGGCGTCGCTTCGAGAACTGCTGCGGTCGACCCGTCAGGCCCGGCGGCTGCACATACAGGCCTTCTCGAGAGAGGAATAGCAGCCTGCCGTCCGGATCATGCGCCCATGCCTGCCGGGAGACGATGCCGATGGGCGACAGCTCCTCCATGTAACCGTTCTGGCGCGGATGACCGATGAGCACGACAATGCTCTCCAGTGAGGCGAAGAACAGGTAGTCTTTCGTGTGCGGGACTACGGCGGTAATCGGGAGTCCGATCGACCCGCGATCGAATGTGATGTCGGCCACCGCCGCCGCGACGTCGACCTGGCCGTAGTCGAAGTCGGTCCATACCCCCTGTCTCGACATGAACCACGCATGAGGCGCGTAAGACGGTCCGGCGAGAACCACGGTGCCCAGCCAGGGCACGAGTATCGGGCATCCGGCCGGAACTAATCCGGCGGTCGCCTTCCAGCGATGGAGCTTCGACGTCGCCTGAATCGTGTCGCCGTCCGTCTCGCCCAAATCGACGCCCGGCCGCTGGGGGTCGTACAGCTTCGGCGCTCGCTCGATACGGAAGTTCGCCTGGTTCGCCGGAATGTCCACGGTCGTCGGCAATCCGCGCGGGTAGTCGGTCAGCGTCATCGTCTGAGGCGACGTACCGGTCAGCGTGAAGCTGTAGCTACCGTCCTGAGTCTCCGGGTCCGGCGTGTCGAACAGGACGCAAATATGGTCGTTGGCGTCGAGAGCGAACGACGAGAAGTCGATGGCCGTGCCGTTGAATTGGATCTCGCTGGACGCCACCTGGCAAGTGCCCTCAGTGATCCGACCGTAGTCCGAAATGTACAACCTTTGGAGCCAGGGCCCCGACGGACAGTCGTGATCGAGCGCTATGTCGACCGGGCTGTTTACGTCCGTATCCGCCATCACTAACGAGGCGTTCTTGCCAAATATGCGTCCGTTCGCGCCGGCGAGAATCAGGTTCTCGGCCGTCTCGAAGGTCGTTGACGCGCTACTCCATTGGAGTTTGGTATTCGTGATGTACGATCGGTAGGTGAACCCCTCGATTGCCCCGAGGTTGTTGGTCACAGAGAACCCGAATCGCCGTGCGTTCGACGCCAACCCGGGCAGAAAATCCGGAATCGCCAGCGTTCCAACGAGTTCGCCGTGGTAGTTAATCCGCAGTTCCGCACCGGTCGTCAGGTAGCCGATTGTCGCCGTGAACCAGCCCGGTGCCGCTACTCCGCCCGGCTGCGGATCGGTCACCTCTCCAAAACTGTTCCCGTCGAATGTCGCCTTCCTCGTAATAACACCCGCGACGCACTCGTCGACGCGAACCTGGAATAATCCAAGAGCGATGATCTTGTCGAACCTTGGATTTCCGAGGTCGTCGCGCAGGTCGTACGGGTCTTGGACCGTCCCGTACACGCCCTCCGGCTTCACCGATCGGACCAGCGTAATGACGAGACCGGTGAATCGCGGCGAAGTCTGGGGGAGCTTGTCGTTCTGCGTGAATGGCGTGGTGCCTTCTGCTGCCACGCGCGTCAGTGTAGCATCGTCCGTAATATAGAGGCGCACCGTATCGCAGTAACTATTGACTCCGTTCGTGTGAAGGAATGGAGCGGTCTTGACTCCGAACACGGTCGTGGCGCTTCCGGCAGTAACCACTATCGGCGGCTGGAACTCTTCGAGCCAGTATCCGCCGGGACGTCGCGACAAGGGTGCTGGCGCAGTGTTGCTGCCCGGCGGCGAACCCTTGAAGACGCCACCGAGTCCGCCGATTACGTCTTCGGTGAGGCCCAGCTCGGTATTGAAGAACACGCCCACGTCGGCAGTTTCGTACCGAAAGTAGTGGCCGAAAGACAGGTTGTCTGTGGGCGGATTGGGGTCGCCGAAGTCGTCCAGGAACTCATTCCGATGCGTCGGAGTCGCGGAGAGCGGAACGACGTTGACCGAATTGAGCAGGCGGATTTCTCGATTGTCTGCCGACCCGAGCTGGGTGGTGTCGAATTTCTCGAGCCCGGGGCGAGTGCCGCCTATCATTCGGCCGTCTTCCTGGTCGACGGCGCGCACGTTCATCGCGTCCGGGGTCGTGAAGGGCCGCTGCTTCTGGAAGCCAAGAGCCCGATCCACGCCGGCCAGCGGAAACTCTACGCGCACCGTGCGACCAGAGGCCATGATCGTGGACTCCCGTCGGTGCTAGGTGATGGCCGTCCACGTCGGCGAAGCCTTGGTCCCGGAGTTGTACTTGGGTGTTCCGCCGACGTTGACTCGGGCTCCGGGCGCAAAACCGTCGGCGGCCACCGGATCGGCCGCGGACCAGCCGAATTGGAATCCGTCGTCAGTGGCGAACAGGGCCATGACGTTTCCGGTCTGTGTCTGGTCCGGAAGAACGTCTTGCTCCAAGTGGCGTGCCGTGTTACTTGCGTGCGCGGTCATATCATTTTCTCCTTAGGGGGTAACGGGTCCACGGTAGGTCACCGTCAGCCCCGGGTGGATAACTCGATCTCCGAACCTGCCCCTCCTGGACCTGTCCGTCATTATGCCTAGCGAGTCGGGCTCGGTGCGCAGCCGGTCGGCGAAGACAGACGCCGTGAGTGCTTGCATGAACCGCGCGTGCTGGACCCCCTGAGACTCTTCCTCGATCCCCTCGACGACCTGTAGGATCGACTGCTTGATCAGTTCGGTGTGCTCCATGCCGAGGCGTGCGTATCGCTGCGTCGACCCGAGCGCGTCCGGGATCGCATGGTAGGGTATCGCCAGTGTGTACGTGCCGTCCGGCTTAGGGTAGACCATCATGGACATACGAACGCCCACCATTGGGTCGAAAGGTCGGGGGACGATGGCTATTTGTCTTGGGCGGCCAGTGCGTTCCGTCACGCTCTGCCGCAACTGGCGTATCGTGCCTTCGGACGTGAGCGGGATCGGACCGAACGTCGGGCGGTCGCCGACCATGGTCACCGGCCCCGACAGTCCGCCGTAGTCGTCCGGCAGGTCGTAGTCGGCCTTCAGCGTAGACGGTCGAGCGATAGACACGGCGGCCCCGGCGACGTTCGAACGGGCGTCGCCGACGACCTGGCACTGAGTACCAGAGACCACGGCCTCGATCACGTACGCGACACTGTCGATCGTCAGCTCCTCGCCGACGTTACTGTCCGAGAGGATCGACGTGGTGAGCACGACCGTGGAGGCGCTGGTCGAGAGAACAGAACTGACGACCGCAATCTCCGGAGAGTACACGAAGAACTCATGCCCGTTTACGTCCCAGCTCTGCGGTATGGCGGGCAAGTCGTCTGTAAGGAGTGTCGCCGATTGGGCCTCGTGGCCATCCAGTCTTATTTCGAATATCGGCCACTTCGTTCTCGGGATCGCTAGGTCCATCTGGAATTCAACGTCCCACACCGAGGTGGGGAACACGCCGCCGGCCGCCCGCATGTAATGTTTCCAGAAGTCGAGCGACGGATCCTGCCCGAGTAGCGCGAAAGTTCCCGGCTCACCTCCTAAAATAGCGAGCGCGGACTGAATGATCCCCTTCCGCTTGACTCTGAACGTTCCGGTCTCACCCGTGGCGTCGCCATGGACGATGGCCTTCTCGAACGATACGCGGGTCTTGATCAGGTATTCTTTGCCGCTGGTGACGAACTGGATCAGATCGGCGATGAATGGATTGCCCGGTCCGATCGCCATTTCCGGCTGAAACGTGCCGCGCCCCGGCGCCACGTTGATCGTCGTCTCGTCGTTCGCCAGCGACGGTGCCTCGGCCAGCGTAGACGACAGCAGATTACTAACCACGATCTCGGCCACCGGCTTGATGTGCCGCCATACGTGGGGAACGTTCTCGCCGGGTAGCGGCGGCGGTATGTACACCTGCCGAATCGCGGAGTCGAGCGTGTCCTGGATCAACGCCGACTGATTGGCCGTCCACGCCAGGTCCACGCCGGGTCCGTAGCCAAGGCGCTGCGCAGAAAAGCGGCGCAGTGCCTCGTAGGCCATTGTCAATGTCGATTCGGCCATAACTCATTCTCACGAGCTGGGCGTCGAGCGCTGGCACGCTCGACGCCCGCTCGGGCAAGAAGGCCAGTCAGCGACGTTGCGCGATCGCCGACCGTCCACACGTCTTACGCATTCAGCTCGCTCATGCACGCGATCCAGTCGATCGCGCCGCCGGTGTCGGGCGTGCCGTTGATCTTCATCGTGAAGGTCGGCGTCAGCAACTCGTCTTCGGGGAACGTCGCGGCCTCGATGTTCGCCTGAGTGATCTCGCGGTCCGCCTTGAGCGTTCCGTCGATCCAGATCGAGACCCGGCCGTCGGCTCCGTACTTACCCTTGTCGTACTTGAAGCCGAGCTTGATGTAGGTGTCCGCGACCATCGTGGCGATCCCGGCCTGCGCAATTTGCGCCGCTTGGCCTTCGGCGCCGTAGACGAAGTCCACGGTAGCCGCCGCCGCGATGTCGACGTGGAATCCGATGTACGACATACCGGTGGCGCCGGTGATAATCCCGCCGGTGTCGTCGATCAGGAATCCCGCCGGGACGGGCCGGTTGCCTCCGGCGTCCCACGCCATACCGACGAACATCGCCGTATCGTCGGTGATGTCCGCCTTCTTGACGCGGGCCTCGAACCAGAGCTTGCGCTCCTGCTCCATCTTGTGGAACGCGAGATCCCGAGCCAGGATGAACTCGTCGTTGTCGGCGTCCATGCCGGCCGCTTCCAGTTCTCCGATGTCGTCGTCGTTCGCCCCGATGAGCGTCACGCCGGTGTCCTGGGTCGTGATCCAACCTTGATCGGCGACCTGCGTCACCATCGTCAGCCCTGCTAGGGCCTCGAAGTCATCGAAGAAATACCGATACTTCGCCTGCCCGATCATGTCCGTATAGTTCGCCTGATCCCACCAGAGTCCCGGCGAGTGAAGGCGAAGCGATTCGCCTCGATATATTGGATTCATTGTCTTTTCTCCTTGTCAGGTCAGTTTGAACCGTTGCGTATCTTCCCTATCAGGTTCGCTCGCCCTACGTCACCTTTGCGTAGACCTGCTGTCGGCGCCGGTCGTCGCAATAGATGTTCCAGGAGAGGTCGACCCATACCACGAACGCGTTGTGCATGCTCGGGACGATCGCCGGGTCCGTCTCACGCATGAAGTTCCCGCGCAGGAACACGGGGTAGAAGAAGTCGAGATTGATCCCGTACAGCGGCTCCTCGGCGTCGGTGTTGAGCTTGGGCACGTGGATGACCGCCGCGCCCTTGAGCGTGGTGATGCCGTCCATGGACGCCACGTCGCGGCCCAGGTTCTCGTTCTGCGACTCGCCGATCGTATCGATCGCCAGTCGCGTATCGATGTTGCAGTACCAGCGGTTGGTCTGGCCGATACCCATTCGGAAGTCGTCCACGCCCACCGGCGACTTGAACTGCGTGAGTTCGACGCCCTTTCGCACCTTGGCGATCAGGTCAGTCTTGCTGACCGCCGCGTAGTCTGCGGCGTAGTGTTGCCAGCCGGTCTTCACCGCCGGGTCAAGCCCCCCGATGTCCGTGAACCCGGTGGGCAGGTTGGCGACGAAGCCCTCCTGGCCGGTCGTCGGCTTGGGCAGCCAATAGCCGATCGGAAAGATCGACTTCTGGTCGGCGGCGTCCGGCGAAGTATCCCAGAACTTGTCTTCCATGTGCGCCGCCAGCGACAGGAAGCCGTCGGTACGCCGCACCCGGAGAAGGTCCACGATCTCCGACTCGCCGTCGTTCTCGAGCATCTCCCGGCGGTCCCACGCATAGTGAGTCTGCGTGTGTCGCCAGGGGACGTCCACGAACGACAGGGTGTCCTTGATTTGGACCGTGTCTTCCTCGAAGAACCCGACGTCCGTCGCGGCGTCCGAGTGGTCGGTCATCACCCGCTGCTGGATGCCCTTGCCGCCCTGGAAGACGACCCGGTCGGATCGGATGATCCGACTCATGACCTCGTAATGCTGCAACTTCTGCGCGAACTGAACCAGTCGCCCTTTGCGCAACTGATTCAGGGTGGACGTCGAGAGATCAAGAATCTCTCGATCGGTCAATGTCAATGCCATATCTACTTACTCCTGAGCGGAACCCGCTTCAGAGTCCGATCGTCGCAAGGTCTTCTTCGCGCTGATCCGCGGTCGAGGGCTTCGATGCGCCCTTCCGCTTCATGAATTCCCGCACGACGGCGTGGGCGGCGGAGACCGAGTCTTCAGGATTGATCTTGGTCGGAATGCTTCGCCCTCGCGTTTTAATTACCCCGCGTCGTTTCGAAACCTCTGTAGTGGCTTTTCCGCGAGCCATTTTTTCAACCTGCTCGGGCCAGTTGCCCGCAGCTGCGCGCCTCAGAATCTCTTGTTGAGACAGGCTTTCTCCGCCCTCGAGCACGCCCGGCAGTCGCACGGCCGTTCTCGCGAGTTCGTGTCTCGCCTTGAATGCGTCTGAGTCACGGCTGAGATCGCGCAATGAGCCCTTGCCCAGTACGTCCTCCCATTCTGGTCCCATGCCCGAGATCATGTGGTCGAACTGCTGAGCGGCATACTCGCTCCGCATTTGCGCCACCTGCTCGCGCATGACCTCCAGATCGTTCCGAAGCAGTTTAGACTCACGCAACGCCGTATTCGCGACCTTGACGAGCTGCTCGGTGACCTGGCGGCTCTCGCCGTCGCCGTACAGTGAATCCTCGTCGCCCGTAGGCATCTTGAATTCGCCGACTTCATCGGACGACGGTTCCTTGGCAGCGGGTTTCGCGCTGCCGTTTTTCTTTGTCTCATCCCCTTCGTCGGTCTCTGCGCCGCCGCCCTTAGCCTGAAGCTCCCCGAATCGCTTGGCCATACGGACCTCGGCGACGTTCAGGAATGATTCGAGTGCCCCGGGCGTGGCGAATTTGTCCAGCGTCTCGGCGTCGAGGCCCATGTGTGCCCCGCGCAGTGCGAGCGCCTCCCACTCGCCGCCTTCTGTGTCCGCGTCCTCGCCGGTCGTGGCCTCTCCGCCGCCGGCCGCCGCATCGACGATCTCGACGATCGGTCCGTCTTCGGCGTCGGTCGCGGCGCCGTCGCCCTCCGTGCTGGGCCCGAAAAGAGCATTGGCGATGTCCTCCGATCGCCCGGCCGCGAAGTCGGCCGCCGACTTGCCGTCCGACGATCCGCCGCGAGCGCTGTCCAGGTCTTCCTCGAATGCGCCCGGAACGGTCTTGAAGTCCGATTCTTTCGGGGCCGTGACAGTAGCCGCGGCCTTCGGGGGATCCTTTGCTGCCGCGGGCTTGGCGGCCGGTTTCTTCGCTGCCTTCTTTGCCATAGTCGTGTTCCTTCTTGCTATGATCCTGCGCCCAGTTCCTCAAATACGGAGACCGAAGACACGGTCCCACCGAACGCGATCGTCCGTAGCGATGGTGCGCCCAGCTCCCGATCCTCGAATACCATCGGGCTGCCGTCCTTCATGAGTATCTCGTCTGTCCCGACGCCTAACCGCACGGTCGCCGTATCGTTGCCCATGGCCACCAGCGTCGCGCGGCGGCACGTCGCCGCAAAGGTGTGACTGCTTCCCCCTGTGACCTTCGTCAATTTGATCGTTGTCGGTGCCGCCATGATCTATGCTCCCGCCCCGAGGTGCTCGACGACCGAGATCGTGGCCGCGGTGAACGTTCCGCCGAAGGTCAGCGTCTTGCCGCCAAGTTCACGGTCTTCGAAGCTAATCGGCGTCCCGTCCTTGAGCAACGGAGCGTCGCCGCCGATGCTGATCGTCATCGTGTCGTTGCCGACTGCGGTGATCGTGACCTTTCGGCAGGTGTCCTGCAGTACATGAGCCCCGCCCGCGGTCACGGTCGTAAAGAACAGATTTGCCGGAACTGTTGCCACGACGTACTCCTATTTGTTCCGCGGCGACGCGGTCACCGACTGCTTGTTGAACAGGCCCATGGCGCGGCAGTACTGATCCTGATGCCGCTGCGACGTAAACTTCGGCTCGCCGTGACGATCGAAATCACAGCTCACCCCATGCTTGGCGAGCAGCTTCTGGGCATCTGGAACCTGTGACGCCAGCACGCCGCTCATCGTGGCCTGCATCGGCCAGAGCTTCTCGCGACGGATACGAGGCGCAGCCGCATTCCACTCCTCCATTGGATCCGGCGCCATGGGCTCGGTGGCGGGAGACGTCGGAACGCCGAGTTCGCCGCCCTCTGCGCAGTAGTTCCTGTAGAGCCGAACCCTTCCGTCGGCGACAGACTTCACGAACTGCGGAGCGCGGCCCAGCGGGAATTCGTGTTCCTCCAGGTCGCTGCCGTCCGTTCTGGTGTAGCAATAGGTGCTCATGCCGACAACCTCGCTCCGCCGGTTGATCGTGTCAAGGCCGCTTGCTCCGACGGTTGGGGATTTCCGCCCAGCAGCGTGTTCGACAGGATTCCGACGTTATTAGACTTCGAGGCCCCGGGTAGCGATGTCCGTATTTCCCGCCGGGTCGTGGTCGGGCTCTTGGCCGGCAGCTCGCCGTGCGGCTTCTGGTCGAAGCGGCCGGGCTCTTGGAACTTGATGATCTCCAGCAGCTCCGGTGTGTTCGTGTATTCGGCTATAACCTCGAACAGTCGCTGCGTGTCGATCCTGAAACTCGGGTCGACCGCGGAGAGCTGAATGGCCTTGTCGACGGCCTTCATGACGATGTCGACGGTCTGGGCCGGGCTCTTGTCGCGGGTACTGAACGACACGACGTCGATGTTGTGTTGGTAGAACTTGCCGACCTGCTCTGACGCCTTCCAGCGGAAACTCACCGTTCGATCGTCGAATCCGGATTCGAGCTGCAAGAGTATGTCGCGGTTGGGGTCGGAGTAGAGAATGAATCCGACGTCGTTCACGACCTGCTTCACGAAGCTCTCGTACTTCTCCATCATGGCCTCGGCGCGGCGAGAGGCGTTCACGTTGAGGATCTGATCCTGGGTCGCGGTGTCGGACTGCGGAGAGATCCCGCCGAGTAGATCGAGGTTACCCGCGTTGTCACTGAACATCTGCTTGATCTGCAGGAACATGACCAGCGACTCCTGGGCTATACCCCCGAGCTTCGCCTCGCGCGTGGACTCGGGTCGATCGCTGCGTATCATTTCGCCGTCCACGGCGTCGACAATGCGCTTGGCGTCGTCCCCGGCCCCGGGCGCGAAGACCCCGATGGTTTTCTGTCGCTCCGCCTGATCAATGATCTTGTTCAGCAGGCGATTCGCCACATGGTGCAGGTCGAGCCACAGCGAGGCCGGCGGCAGGGGCATGACCTGATCCGGGACGTCGTTGAAAAACAGACGCCGGTACGGTCCGCCCTCAAGGCCCTCCCACTTGTAGGAGTCCAGTTCCTCGTCGTCGAACCCCTCTTCGACTTCGGGGATGGTCACGATCGTGTTGATCGACGTGATGTAGACGTCCCACAGATCGATGAACTTGCGGTAGGGCTCGATGTATCCCTGGCCCCTGGAAAGCGTTGACGGGTCTTGCACGCCGCCTCGGGACAGGTCTTTGTGTTCTGTAGGCTTCAGTCGGTGCGTCTTGCGCCCGAACAGCTTCGAGTCCATCAGCTCCTCGAAGTCCATTCGGTACTTGTTGGCGAACCACGAGCACTGGTTCCATCGCTTGGCCGTCATGTCCTGGCACCAGTCGTGGGCGCCGATACGCTGAACGAACGGCGCACCGCCGTTACGGAACATGCCGGACAGGTGCTCTTCGACCGCGGGGTTCGCCCCGACCTGGACGATGCCCTGCGACATGAGTGCGTCCTTCGCCACCATCTCGAATTCGGCGCCGATGTCCATCTCCTTATTGGCCGCGAGGATCGACTGCTTAAGCAGGTAGCCCTCCGTCACCAGCCTCTTGTCCAGGCTCTGCGGGGTCTTGACTACGATCCCAGGCGGGCGCGCGGCCATGAGCCGGGTGTAGATGCCGATCGCCTCTTCGATCAGATTGAGCGGCACCGCCTCGCGGCGCTCATTGCCGTACCACTGGCCGACGTATTCGGACAAGGTCTCGAGCTGCACGGCCCGAAACGGCGCCAGGACGTGAAAGGATTCGCGGATGGCGTTCCGCAATCGCTTGACGTGTACTTTGATTCTCTTGCGGGGCACGGTCTATGCCTCGTACAGGAACCATCTCAGGGCGCAGGCGGCGGTATCAGCCTTGGCGGTCGGGGCCACTGCCGATAGCTTGCCCATGATGAACTCGCCGGGCAGCAGTTTGGCGAACGCAGTCTCCACTGTCGCGGCGAACAGCTCGATGAAGTTCGTGGCGTCCAGGTTCTTGGCGAAGAACCAGCCGGGGCTGGCGACGTCCCCCATGTCGATCGCCGTCTCCGTGGTAGCGATATCCTGGACCCCGTCGACGTACTTGGTCACCGCGGTGTTGGCTAAGTCGAACGTGACGCCGGCCTCGCTGATCGCCTGGACGATCGACGATTCATCAACGGAGATGCTCGCTGTGACTGTGACTTCGTTGGCCATTTGATCCGCTCCTGATTCCCGGTCGTTGAGTCCAAGATCGTCCACTCGCCAGCCGTTGCGCAGCCGAGCGCGCCGCTTGTCGGCCGGCCATACTGAGCACCGAGAGCCCGCTGGTCGAGCCGTCGGTCCCGGTTGTATCGTTTCCCAAGTCCCGTTGCAAGCACAAATTAGCTAAGGCGGCGCCGATCACGCGGTCGCCGTGTGATTCTCGGGCCTGGGACGGGTCTTCGGCGTCCTCGGCCCGGGAGTGACTGACCTTGTCGCCCTTCTCGTGGCGGTAGTACCGAAGCTCCTCGATGGCCGCGCGGTCGCGCATGATGAAGGTTCGAAGCATCAGAGCCTCGGCCAGTTGAAGCAGCAGGCTCCGCTTGGTGGTCGGGCTGCTCCACCAGCCCGGGACTTGTAACATGCGCTTATGCCTAGACTTATCGTCCTCCTTCTGACGCATGTACATGCGGTGGTAGCCTAGTGTGGCGACCGAGTCGATGAACATACCGCCGGCGCCGTTGGCCTCGGGGACGATCAAAGCCCCCTCTTCTCCTGGGACTCTGAACCAGCGGGCGAGCGCGACCACGATTCGGGCGAAATCCCCGGGCTGCACGCCGTTGACGGCGAGTGCCAGTACCTGATCACCGGTGACCAGGTCGGTACCGACGATGGTGGAGTTGCTGGCCCCGGTCCCCGACGGGTCTTTGGTGCCCAAGGCGATGTCACATCCGAACGCAATGTCGTGCCCGACGGGCGGTCGGTCGGCGTAGAGGTTGACCCAGAGCTTGACCATGCCGTCGGGGTGGGCCACGAACCGCTTGGGCTCGGCCGTGATGTTGTCGAATTCGAGGTTCCCGGTCAGCCAGGGCGGGTGCGCGGTGTTCTCGAGCAGGTCGGCCACCATATCCGGGTCGAAGAACGAGAAATCTGAGCCGTGGAAGTCGATGTCCAGTTCCTGGGCGATCTCCTGAACGCTGCCGGCACGCTTGCACTCGCCGTCGTACCAGGGTGACCGCGGCTTGCCCGCGGCGTCGTGGTACAGGCCCTCCGCCTTCCGCGGATGGTTGATCCAGTGGACCTTGCGAACGAATCGCTCTGAGTCGTGCGAGATGTCGAAAAACGCGTTTCCGGCCCCCTTGGGCGTACTCGGCATGAGCCGGCACGGGGTGTTGTCGCGGGTGGCGCGCAGCACCTCGTACGCGTTCTTCACCGCCGCCAGTTCGTCGAGCAAATGGGCCGTGCGCCGCCCACCACGTCCCAGGTCGCCGTTGGTCGACTCGCCGTCGATCACACAGCCGTTGCGCGGGTTGCCAAAATGCAGGTTGGCGCGGTTGTAGACCGGACGCAGCCACTTCGGCTGCTTCTCGAACAGGTAGTCGAGCTTCCACATCAGCGAGTCGGGGTCGTCCGTCTTGTCGACCAGCGCCTCTTTTCGAGAGGCGAGCATGAACGACTTCTCGTCCGCGAATTGGAAGAAATGGGCGATTCCCAGCAGGCAGATCCAGGTGAGGCCCATATCGCGCGACTTCGGCCAGATCCCGTCGTGGTGGCCGATGCAGTTGAATACGTCGGCGAATATCTGATCTTGGAACCCGTAGGTCACGAACGGCTGACGGCTCGACTCGCGGCGGGGGTCGAAGGTGAAGACGAAGGTGTTGATCCAGAACAGGGGGTCGCGCTTGCACGCGATCCACAGCTCCTCGGCGGCGCTCGACGACTCGTAGCCGCGGGCGGTGACGGCCTTGCGGTACCGGACGTTAGCCTCGTAGTCCTTGGGCACCCGGCGGTAGTACGGCAGATTATCGAGGGTGAGGATCACAGGGGGCCACTTCCGTCATGGTGTCGACCTCGATCGTGCCCGTATTGCCGCAGAGCCCGCAGTCGAGAGCGGCGTTTTCGCGCGTGGAGAGCCCCATGCACCTGGGGCACACGCGGTCCTGCCGGTCGTGGACGAAGGCCCGCGTCTCGCTCTCGTGTGGTTCGATGTGGATGATCATACGTCGCCCACTTCCTGGAGATCGACGATCCTGAGAACGCACGGCGTGGGGATCGTCATGTCGCCGCAGCCTTGTTCTTCCGTGTGTTTCGTGGCCTTTGCAACGTGCGGCACGATCACTTTTGAATTCTCATCGTCGACTACGAGCCACCCAACTGACCGGCACACTTGTCGCTCCGGGCTCTCCACATGCCCTATTTCTTCCCAGTTGGATGCACAACCAAAACTGTCCACCCACTCAATTAGGACGAGCCGCTGTGTCGTCATGCTTCCCAGTCCTCGTCCGGCTCATCGTGGGAGCCGGGGACCGCCGGAACCAGATCCGGTGTCCGGTCTATTGCCGACCTAAGTCTATCCTCCGCCTGCTGTTGCGTCTCTTCCTCTCCGAATTTGTCCAGAATCTTGTCCAGCTCCGCCAGTTCCTCGCGGCCGTCGTCGTTGCCGCCCACGCCGTCCTCGACCTGGGTGCGGCTCGGAAGCCGCTTCGGCCAGATCGTGCGCATGAACTCCGTCAGGTTGCCGACGCTCAATCTTACCCAGCATAACAACCCCCAGGCCCCGGGGCTAGGTGCGTCGGTGGCCACCAGGTCACTCAGTGCGAAATTGTCGAACACCCAGTCGACGGCCCTGGCACTGGTACAGCTCTGCCGGTCCTCGAAATCCGACTTCTCGCAGGTCGGAAACTTGTATAGGAACGTCGAACCGCGTCCTGGCGGCGGCTTATCCTTGGCCTCGGAGGCTCGGGCCTCAATCTGCAACGCCCCGTCCTCAATGTGGTACCGGTACTCTTCGCACGCTATTTCGTGGGCCTGCTGAGAGGTCTTGCCCTCCAGCTTCTCAATCAGGGTCCGGCGCTTCGCGAAGTCGTGGAAGAGCGTACCGCCGCAGGCCACGATCCGGGCTCGGACGTCCCCGCGAGAGAGCTTAGTCAGGTCTTCGGTTTGCGTCTCGCTTTCGGTCATCGGCCCAATGCCTCGCGGAAACCAGCAATGTCCGGAACCGGAACGGTATCAAGCTCGTCGCTCGGGCAACAGGCCAAACAAAGCCCCGTGAGAGAAACCGGTATTCCGTCCTCATCGTATCCGACCCGTGACCGGCCAAAGTCGTCGGCGCCATCCAGGACCATGCCGCACTGTTCGCATCGTAATTCAGCCATAGGCTTTACTCCTTCGCCGACCTCTTCTTCCTGGCCGCCTGCTTGACGACCGCGGCCTTCCGGGCCTTTCGAGCCTTTCGAGCCTTCACTCGTTTTGCTTTGGTGTGCACTGGCATAGCGATCTCTCCTTTTTGTGAGGTCTTCTGCAGCAATCGTTTCACATCTTCAGAAGCCTCGCGCCAACGACGTTTTCCATGCTCATCACCAGATCACACTCAGACCGAGCCGCGTCGTCCCAAAAACCCACTAGCTTGATTGACCGCGGCCCGGTCCCCTCGAGGACCTGCCCTAAAGAATCCCAGACCATGTCGAACCCGAGACGCATCGTTTCCTCAGGACCGCATATCTCGGCCACGCCCTCGGTCTTGGTCCACAACTGTAGCTTCCACACTTCCATTGTCTCACACCCTCATGGCAGGATGACCCCACCTACGCCCTCGCCGCGCCCGACGTCCATACTGGGATCTCCGCCGGCCTCGATCTTACCACCCTTGTTCGGAACCTCTCCGCCGGGTTCGCTAGACTGCGGGTTACCGGCCTCGGCCTGGCTCTTCAGTCCTGGCGGCAGCTCGAGCTGTTTTAGCTCTCCCACGCCTGGCGCCGAGAAGTCCGACGGGTGCTTCATGCCCATCTGGCGATGCAGCTTCTCCAGTACGTCGTTCCGCTGGCGCTTCATCATGCCCATGAGTTGCAGCATGTCCAACTCATGCCAGTGGCTGCACACGCAGTCGAAGTCCGCCCACAGCTCGATCCCGGCCTCGCGGCAGCGCCGGCAGAACGCCACGTCGTTGCCCTCGACCTGAACGCCGCGGTCGTCGAATACGCGGGAGAAGGGGCCGCATTTCTCTGAGAAGCTCATACCGCGGGGCGTGGCTTGAGCGTGAAGCCACTGCTTCAGCTTCTCCAGCACCGGCACCCGAATCAGAAACGAACCGGTTCCGAACATGTCGACGCGGTGCATGCCCTTCTGGGCGACGAACAGGCTGAATCGGTCCCCGTGCTCATCCGAGTCGACGTAGCCCAAGTCGACCTCTTGAGCCAACCGGAACGTATTGAAACCGAACACCGCACCGAGATCCGTCGTACCCCCCGGCCGGAACACTGGGGTGGGGAACACCACCACGTCCTTCATGGCGCCAATGGCATTCAGCGGGTCCGAATTCCAGCTCTGGTCATCGTCCGTATGCAGCCACCAGTCGAACTCGCCCTTCTGAGCCTGATGGGCGATCTCATTCAGCACGCTCTCGTAGGGCTTGCCCTCGACCAACGCCAGCTCCATGCGGTACTTCTGGCCGGCCGCCTGCAACACCGTGGCCAACGCCCGAGCCGTCTCCTTGCGCATCGAGCCCTGAGTCGTGCAGCTCACCAGCACCTTCTGGCGGGGGTCGATTATCGCCCCGCCAGACGACGCCTGCTGGATCCGCTCCGCACGGCGATCCGCCCGCCTGTTACGATTGGACATCCGAAAACCTTCCCTTCTTGCCTGTAAAGCTCGATTCCGTCAAACGAAGACCGCGAGGATGCAATCCTCCTTCATGATCAGATAGTTGACGTCCCCCACCTTGATCACGCAGTCCGCGTACGGAGCGAAAGACACCTCGTCGCCCGCCTTGACCTGCGCCTCCGCGAAACTACCGTCCTCCAGGCGAGGGCCGGGGCCAGCCGCCAGCACCAGCCCGCGACGAGGACTGGCCGGGCCGTCATCCCGGATGATCATTCCGTAAACACTCAGGGGCCAAGCGTCTTCATGCCTCGGAGCGGGACCAAGGATCACGTAACCAGCCAACGGTATCGCACTACAGCCACTCTCAGCCATCAGAAACACACTCCTTCTCATGGATCAGGGGTACACAGAGCCGCCACACACGAAGAGTACAACACTCCGACAAATAATCCAGCCTTTTCTTGGTGCGATATGGCGATTCCTGCGAGATTCACCGTAGGGAGAGGAGAACGTGTCACGGAGCTCCGTATTACCCTACAGAGGGCTTGAGCCGAGTGACAGATACTGATCGCGGGCTCATGGTATATAGCGTACAGCACGGCTTTAGTTGGTACTGGAGACTACAGGCCGGAGGGTAACAGGATACGGGTCGCATGCGAGGCCGGGGGGTCCGGGGGAAATCTGAGAGGGGGAAACGGAATCGAGAGGCCTACTGCGCGCTGTACCGTCCGATAATGGATAGTATGTTGCATTCGATCGGCCTTGGCGCCCCCATGAGCACCTGATTAGCGCTGCAACGCCCACTCCCTGCGCTTCTACTGCGCATGTACTGCGCCAAGCACCACAACTCGAGCACCATCGGACCACTAACGCACCATTGTGTCCCATTATCAACACGAAGTGGTCAGATATTGGCCACTTTGGACAGAAGTTGCCCACCCCATATAATATTATTTTTCATTGGCCGACAGTGATTTCCTGGGGTACGGTTCACTCGACAAGCATCCATCTATTGCGGGTGCGGATCAGGAGTCTTGGACCTGGTTCGACTGGACACCGCTAGGAGGCTGCCTCGCATCGTTCAGGAGCTACAGTGATGTCTCACCCCTCTGAGTACCCGCCGACGCTGTCGGCGTTCTCTGCGTCTCCCTGTGGGCTTGTGGCGTGTCTTGCTGGACTTGGTGAGGTACGCGTGGAGGCTGTGTGTGCCTCATGCCATTGCCACGAGCTGATTGACGAGTCTGAGCGTTGCTACGCCTGTGGTGGCTGGGAGTGCTCTGACTGCGATCCTCGCGGCGATGAGGACAATCCCCTGGCTTACCACTGCGGGGCGTGTGATCCGGAGCGGCATGAGCCGCTGGCGGAGGGCTCACTGTGACCGCAACCTTCAACGATTATCGCGAGATCGCAGCGAAACACCCCGGAGTAGCGACCGACTGCGGGACAGTATCCGGACAGACAGAGGTGCACCGCATCGAGGTCGGTGACCGTATCGGCTACATCCGCACCGGGAAGCGTCGGCCGGGACGCACGATCTGCGCTGGCTGCTGGGACACCTGGAAGCAGGAGAACGCCTCGGAGCGGTTCGAGCTGGACGAGAATCGGTGCAGCTACGCCAACTGCAACGTGCCGGCAACACGCCGGACGACCGTGGGCGGGCTCGACGGATACACTTGCGGCAATCACAGTTCCGACAAGCCAAGGCGGAAGGAGGCAGCTACACCTAATGCCACATGAACCAGGATTCACCTACGCACAGAGCGTGCTGCTTAAATGGTACACCAAGACCCCTAAGTGGGTGCTGGCCAACGCGCTAGCGGAGGCCCTGCGTGGACGCGATCCGAATATGGACGCACTACTGATACGGATCACCGAGGCCACTTACGAGGCCAAGAAAGCGGGCGACACCTGCCACGCACGCTGGGTCAAGGATGGGCGGCCGAAGTACGGGAAAGGACAAACGCAATGAGTGGCGCGAAGCACAGTCCGACGCCCTACCGAATGGATAGCGGCGGGACCATGCGTGACGCACGCGGCGTGGTCATCGCGGGCGTCTATGGACCGCTGCACGCCATACAGCTCGCAAACGCCCAATTCATCGTCCGCGCCTGCAACTCGCATGACGACCTATTGGCGGCGTGCAAGGCTGCGAAGTTGTACTTTGAGCCGGGGCCGAAGTGTCCACCTGAGCACCACGAGTGGTTCCGAAAACTGATGAAGAACGATCCGATTTGGAAGCTATTGACCGCAGCCATCGCCCGAGCCCAGCCCGAAAAGGAGACCGTGACCGATGCAGAACCAGAATCCAGGTGACTTGACGTGGTCTGCGGTCGTCGTCTGCGTCTCTATCGCGGGCGTGATGCTGACCGCGCTCGTGGCCGCGATCTTGAACTGACCTTGCAAGAACAGGAGCGTGAGATGATAGAAGGCAGCCTTGCTCGAATCCTCAGAATGCCGAACTCGGTATCACGAACAGATATTCCTAGTGACGCCAACCGCCTCCATGAGTCGTGCCTGTTTTCGTATGCCCGGCTTGAGTATCTCATGGAGCTAGCTGAGGCTGGGGTTCCGTCGGAAGTTCTGGTCGATTTGAACAACCAGATCATCAATGCGTGGATTGGGCCAGACGAGCCCACGAATTAGGAGTCTGAGGCATGTCCATTCCGTGCACTGTGAGTCAGTTCTTCAAGCAGGTGCGGCGGAAGCCCGGTCCGCTCAACGTGCTTGCCGACGCCGAGTTCTCGGCCGTCCGCTGCCGAGACGAGGTCGTGCTCGTGGCCACCGTCACCGACGAACGAACGACACTGGCGGGTAAGCGCTCCGTGACTATTGTCCCGCTCGCGTTGGTGCCGGAGCTGATCGCGTCGCTGCAGGCGGCCACGAAGGACGGGGCAGACTGCGACGAGTCGGCGCGTGACTGGATTCGAGTCAAGCGCGCGCCTGCGCCGGAAAGGAGCAGGCATGGCGGATCTTGACGTGAACGTGGGGCTCATCGCTGATTTCTGCATGGACCCTAAGGTGCCGCTGGCCAAGCGGGCTAAGAACTTCACTACGGTTCTACGGGCAATGCCCGCCGGCTGGGAGGGGTTTTTCGCCCGCGACTTCGAGACCATGAACAGTGGGGCCAAGCAG